GGCTCATGATCCTCAATGCTCCAGGCACTGGACCATGGAAAACAGAACTGGCTTTTTCCGGAGACGAGAACAAACGTCCTGACCGAATGTTTTGCATTCGGAACACGGATCCCTTTAGCATTCTCAGTCCAGGGACAAGAGGACAGTTTTTCGACGGGGATGCCTGTAAGCAGGTGTCGGGACAGATACCCATTCAGTTCATCGAGCACCTCTGAAATCGTAGCGGAGCCAACAGGTTTGACAACGATTGCATTCCATCTCAGTTGGTACCCCGCGATCGGTTTGGCCTCGTCCCGAAGGTACAACACTGTGTGTGGGGCTACCGAGATCCCCCGTACAGCGTCGTTACCTTGCAACAAAGTGAACGTTCTCGGGGGCGGCTTTTCGGGGTCTGACACGCCCCACAGATTCACAACGTGCTGGCCATACTCCCGGCACGAGGCAGGGAGCGGGAGCCTTAGCTGTTCTGAAACCTTCCGGATGTAGAGACGTTTAGCCCACTCCGTCATGTCCGAGGATTGCAGCGCCTGTAGGGACTCCTCAACATACGCGGAGATGAGTTGGTTGAACTTCTGACACAGAGCTTGCTTTGTAAGAGTCGAGTATTTCAACTCTTCCCTGTTCGCAGAGACCTGTACTTCGCCGATATCAAAACGAAGTGCCCCGGACATCCCCCGGAGATTGGAGACGGTGACACCACCATCGTCGGACAAATCATAAAGGATCTGGTCTAGGCTGATCCGATAGGGTACACACCCCATCACGGCGACCCAACCGCATCCGTCGACCGAAAGGAATCCGTCTGAGTTTTTGAACTTCGGGCTCAGGGGCAGTTCTGTGTTGATCTCCGGCTGAGGCTCCATGTACTTGAGGAGATCAACAGCCTTGAAGTGGAACTCTCTGATGTCCCGGGGCTTGACCGGGATCCGAATCTCAATCCCGGTCTCATCTCCGCAAGGGAACTCACTCAGTTTGTGGATCTGCCCTCGATTGGAGGAGTCAATCACTGCGGAGTAAACCGTCTTCATCCCCTCATAGTGGGATGTGATCATGAACTGGTCGGAGTATGCGAAACCAGCTTTGGATCCGATCCCCAACATGCCCACACATTCGTCGCTGTCCCGTTTGGTGGATGCACCGTACTGAGTATAGACATTGAAAACGTCAAACTCAGAAAGTCCAGTCCCGAAGTCGCGGATGATCAGAGGAGGTTCCATCTGAGTGGGGAGAACCACGCGAATGGGGACGTTGTGTTTCCCTACCTCTCGGTGAGCATCCCAGGCATTGGATGTGTACTCTCGAAGTACTGCCGACACCTTGTCCGTATACAAGGTATCGCGAAGGATCTGCATGATGTGAGCTTCGTCCTTGCGAGAGATCGCAAAAGACGCACTCGCCTGGATGCCTCCGAGATGGAGTTCTCGGGCCTCAGCACGAATCTGCATGATGTCCTACCGCTTGAGGAACGCCGTCGCCGTCGACCAACCGGAGGCCAGAACCTTAGACCGATCCTTGGAGATCCATCCCTTCGAGAGGGCGTGGTCGATGTAGGGATCCGGCTCCTGAATGTCAGGAAGGTGTCCATTGATGATGCTCTGGTGGCACAAATCCACCATGAGCTTGCGGGTCATCTGATCGATGAAATCTTTTTGGCCCTGTGTGTAATCAGCCATCTCGTCCGCCTGTGTAGAAAGCTGCCAACACTTCCATATACTCATCCCACGCTTTCTGCGTGCGGGAGGTTCGGTAGTTTTCCCACAGGATTTCGAGTTCGGCCCTGATTTCGGGGCTCGACGTCATAGTCGAGACGGCAACTTGAAGATCGGTCTCAGAGCGGAGGGTGGGGTAAACCATCTCCATGTGCCACCCGTGGTGGGCGACCCATTTGAAAGCACCGATGTATCGGTCTTGCGTGTCCCAGACGTAGATGAGTGTGGGGAACCGGGGCGTGCCTGTCTGAGAACGAGGACGAGTTTCGACTCGGAAACCCCGCTCCCGCAGCGCCCCCTCGATTCGAAACCCGTCCGTCGCTTTCAGTTGTCCGGTCTTGGGAGCCACTTAGTACCCCCAGCCGCGGGCTCGTGGCTTGACCGGAACGCAGTCCCCCGTCAGGAGGTTGCACTCCATCTCCAGAGACTCCCGTCGCGGGGCCTCGGCCAATCCTGGCACAGGGTTCAACCACGTCGCGGTGCAGCGCACGTAGTTGTCCAGATCGGAGTCGTACCCCCCACAGGCGGTACGGATGTCCTGCGCGCCCGGGAACAGCTTCGTGACGTGTGCCAGAGCGTGCTGATCTGCCCCTTCCCCGCTGTTGGAAACCATCCGGTACACGAGAGATCCGAGAATGATGAGAACGAAAACGACGATCATCATCTCGATCATCGTGAACCCTCGACGCTGGGGTGCCATCCAGAGGCTCCCCCGATTCGGGATCCAAACCTGACGCTGCCACTGGCCCATGACCCCCGCTCCTCTCACGCGAACTCGGTGGTTTCCTCGCCCTTCTTGCCCTTGCGGGTCAGGTACGCGAACGACACGCTCTTGAGCTTCACGCGCCCGAGACCCTCGACCCGCCGCTCCACAACAGGGGACATGACGATGCCCTCGCGGATGTGAAGCCCCTTGCCGCTGACCGTCTCCAGCCCGTTGGTGTACTGGAGCATCACCTCCATGCTGAACGGACCCCGGTAAAGCACCGGAACCCGTGGCAGCCCCATGCTCTGGCAGGCGGTGTCCAGTTCCGCGTCGTTCAGGTAACGCCCGCGGCGGGGCTGCCCGACGTACACGTCGAATACCCGAAACCCCAGGGTCGCGTCCTGGTTCGGGTTGGCGCCGTACTTCAGGTCCTGGATCCCGAAGGTCTCACCCAGGACGTACACCGGCGTACCAGCCAGCATCTCGTCCCCGAAGACCTCCTGGATCCGGTCCCACAGCTTGCGGCTGCGTGCGACCCGGACGTAGACGTTGTGGTCGTTCTCCGGCACGAGCTTGAACGCGAGCCCGTCCGCGAACAGCCCCTTGCTGGACACGACCAGCAGCGGAGGCGCACCCTCCTGCGGGATGAGCGCGACGCCCGTCCACGTCCCGTGTACTTTCTCCGAGAAAACCACGTCCTCGTTGGGCACGAGAACGTCCGGCCACGCTTTGACGTTCTCGATGTCGAAATCCCACGTCCACTCCCGGCCGAGCGCCCAGACCTGACCGCTCAGGTGCGCCGGGATCGGGGGCACGTACTTCTCGACATCGAGCACAGCCGTGACATCCTGCCCCTCGACCCAGGTCGGCTCGACCGGGTAGCAGATGCCCTGGGACTCGGTCCCCCGCAGCTTGATGGCCTTGACCCGGTTGTTGTCCTTGCCCGCGAGCAGGCTGGAACCCTTCATGCCCAGCCGCTCCAGCACGGGGTCCGGGAGCACGGCCTGCTCCGGGATGTAAGCGATGAGATCGCCCGCCCGATACTGCCCCTTCTTCACGACGGAGCGGTACCCATCGATCACCGCCACTTCGAGCGCGTCGGCGTTTTCGATGGGTTCGATCGCCCGTACCTTCTTCACGATCACAGCGAATGTTGCCATACCAGAAACCTCCTTTCCTCCCTTCTACTCTGCCAAGGGGCGATATGATCCCAGGGTTTGGTTTTTTGCCTGTTCGAGGTTCTTGTCAGGGATGCAAAACCGATGGGGGTTACCACGATGCTACGAGAGCAACTGATTAGACTGGCACACGAAATCCCGGAACTTCGTAAACATCTGGTTCCGATTCTACAGCGGACGGCTATGGAGTTTCCAACGGAGGATGCACGCAAGAAATACCTGAAAGAACATCCAGGAGCGAATCCGAGCAAGCACACCGTGCAGAAATCGAAATCTCCTGGCGGTGGGGGCAAACCCGTCTCATTGTACCAGTCGATTCAGATGCACGACCGCCGCGAAAATTTGAAAACCCCCAGCGGACGCTGGAAGGAAAAACGCAAAGAGATTGAGGAGAAACAGCCAACAAAAGCGGACTACAATTGGGTGAACAAGGTCATCAAAGAAGGTGACAATGATCGGGATTTTGAAATCGAAAATGCAAAAGTCCGGGCCAAAGAAATCACCCGCTACGAAAAAGCCTATGCCTATGCGCAAGCCGCACGAGACCATAATTACCATGATGTTGCGGAAGTGCTTTTCGAGCGTGCGGAAGATCTGTTCTACGAAGAGGACGACAAAAAACCGATCATGCCTAAGGACATCGGTGGGGGTGGTGAACGGCGCGAGCGTTCTACCATCCCGAAATCCAAAGGACTTCCGAAGAAACCGGCGGCACCGAAACCATCAGTCCGCAAAGACAGCCCTGTAGTCCCAGGTTTCAAACCAAATTACTTCACCGCCAACACAGGAAATGTCGCCAAAGCCCTTGATCGGTGGACAGAAGATGCAGGTGTGGTCGAACAGTTCAAGAAGGAAACAAGTTCCATTTACGAGGGGCTAAAAGAGGGTGAAATCACAAAGGATCACATCAAAGCGATGAAAGGTGTGCTTCAAGACTGGGACGGTTACGTCAAGTCAAATGCCAAAGCGGCAGACCCAGCCCGCACCAAAGGGGTTCGGGACTATCTTAAGAGGACCATGGGGATGCTAGACCGTTTTTCAGACTAACGGAACATCCCTTGGTACTCGTAGGTCTCGCTCATCATGCCACTCCCGCTGCCACAGCCAGCCGCCGATTCTTGAGCCACTCAGCACCATCTCCAAACAGAGTTTCAAGATCCGGTGTGTGGAATGCACAGTACGAGTCGTCCTTGAGCCGGTACACCTGCCAAGGGACTCCAGCTTCGGTCAGCAAAGTCATGACAGCATGGACTTCAGGGGACGTTTCCATGTGGTCATATTCCCTGTCGGAACGAAATGACCAGACGTAACATTTCCCTTTGAAAAACCAGACAATATCGAACGTCAACATGTGTGACCCTCACGGCAATACGGGGATGACGCACCCGTGCCCCTTGATGTTGAACCCGTTGCGACATTCCTCGGGCAGTTCCCGGCAGTTGTCCCGCACCGTGCCCGGCTGCGCGTAAGGCAACGTCGGCAACATTTCGACAAGCTGGTGGTAGTGCAACACGGCGTTGTAGTTGAACTGCATCGCGAAACGGATGAGCAGCGGGGCGTTCAACGTGGGCTTGCTCCAGCCCTCAGGCACGCGGACAGCCCGCTCCCTGACACTCATCCACTGTACGATCGTCGCGTCCTTGGACGTGAACAACTCACCCTTTTCCCGGGGGGAGACTAGCCAACCGAGCCCGCAGGCGTGAACCGCAACCGACCCGAACACCCGTCCGCCCTCGACCGGCAGAAACTTGTTTCGGTTCCGTTCCACGATCCGGTCAAACTCCTGGCAAGGTTTCCTGAGCATCATGTGGATCCCTTCGGGGGTCTCCTGCTGCTCAATGAACTCCGTGTGGAAATGCTCATCCTCGACGATGTTTGCGAGTGCCCCGAAGAACCCGTCGAAGTCATTGTCGAATTTCTGCACGCTGCGGTCTTTGTTGACGATGTACTTGCACTTCAACCCGGCGCCCATGTCGTTCGCCACGACAGCATTGCAACGTGCCGGGAGCAGGACTCCGGAGTAAGCGGAGTCGATCAGCGTTTCCTCCGTCGACCCGATCAGCATCTTGCAGCCGATGAGGGTCAGCTTCGGGTTCTGGGATTTCATCCCCTGGATGACTCGGGGGGCGAGGACGAAGGGCACCTGGATGATGTCCCCCTCCTTGTAGCCCGCCGTGGGCATCTTGCCCTTGACTGGCTCTACGGGGATCCAGTTGACGACCGCCGCTGCGAGTACGGCGGCGTCGTGGGTTTTGGCGAGCGCGAAACACTGCTCCCGGTAGCTCTCGTACCCGTCGTGGCGGACGACCTGGATGGCTCCGGGCTCCCCGTCGACCGCTGCCCCATTGCGACAGAGAGGCCCACGACCGGGCCTGTCCCCAATCAGGGTGTTGAGATCCTGGAACGCAGGCATCGTGTCAGCGAGGAGCAGTGTGACGGAGTGCCCCCTTGCCGAGAGGTACCCCGCGAACTGACATGCCCAGATGCCCCGGACCCTGTTGCTGACGAGCTTGTTGTCATCAAGACATCCATAGACGGGACCCCCCGTGATCAGCACCCGTGCCATGTCCGTTACCTCTTCACGCAAAGCCAGTGGACGCTGCGATCCCTGCAGTCCTCACGGATCAGCCACTTGTGCCCGCTGTCCCAGAGCGCTTTCCTGATGGTTTCGGGAGAGTGGTAACGAAACACACTGACATCGGCGCCCGGGACTCCGGTCAGTTTACACTGAACATGGAACACCCGACCCATCAGATACAGATGTGCTTCCGCGTATGTCTGGTCCCGATACGTGTAATGCTTCGTGGCATAGCGTCGGGGCTGGAGGAAACTGTTGAAGACGAAACGTCCTCCCCGAGCGAGCACATGCCCCACTGCGCGAAACACGGGAACGAGATCCAGATAGCCCAGTGCCTGACGGCAGATGACCAGATTGAACGTCCCCGGTTTGTAGATCAGCGACGCGTGTTGTGCCTGACCGTGGGTCTCTGAGATGTCGTCGGGGTTGAATCCTCCACGGGGATTCAAGTCCAGAACGGCAATCGAGGATTTCCGTGACTTTTCGGAGGACCTACGCAGTGCCTCCAAGGCAACGATCCCGGAACCCCCACAGAGATCCAGCAAGTGATCCCGCCCTGGGATATAGTTGCCGAGATCCAGAAGCTCCCCCGGGTTTGCCAGCCAGGGGGCATAAATCTCGTCGTATCGTTCCGTCGTGCAGTCGAACATCGGGAGACCTTTTACCGGGTTACGATGAAGATGTACGCCACCCGTCCCAACAGGATCAGCAGGGTAGCTGCTCCGGCACCCGCCGCGAAACTGGCCCAGTCCATCTAGAGCCTCTCCGCTCGTTTCTGAGAACCCGTCCCTGCGTACAAGTCATGGGTCTCGATGTATTCCTTGACATCCGCGGGACCGATCTTCGGAGCGTAGCCTTTCCAGCGGCCACGTTCGAGGTCGGTAGGAGACCACCCGGTGAAATCAGTCATCCTCACGGTGTAGCTGTTCCCGAGTGGGTCCCAAAGGCGGATCCCTCCCCGGCCGATACGGAACTGCCAGATGCCGTCCGGGAGATGGAGTTGCCGTCCCCGCTTCGGGATAGCACGTGTCGTCGTTTTGGTCACGGACAGGCCCTCCTCTCGAGTGCTCTACTCCTCCTCGACCCGAGATGATCCTGACTTTCCGGTCGGGTTCTGAGTCTCCCACCAGTGCGAGACGGCTCTGATGAAAGCCCAGATCTGGCCATCCGTACTGTGGTAGACATGGGTTCCATGGTGTTCCGTGAAAATCCCGTACCATGCACCCTCAGCGTCTTCCCCTAGCTCCTCGTAAAACGCGGAGTTGTAAAAAAGCGTTGACCCGTCCCCGTGCTGGAAAAGGACAGCACCATTGAAACCAGGGTGTGTGGCCCGGAGCAGTTTGTTCCGTCGATCAGCCTCGGCAAACGCTTTGCGGTAGTTCATGGTGGGAATCACCCCATCGTGTAGTTGATGCCGCCCTCTGCCCACGACGGCGGAGCGCAAGGCTCGGCTCGATCCTCACCCTTCACCTTGCGGAACCAGTGGGCGGATTCTGCTAGTACGGGAGCCCCCACGGGGATCTCCTCGATGACGGCGTAATCGTAAGTGTCGTCCTCGAACAGCAGGTCGTCCCCCGTCTCGACATGCTCTCGTGCTTCATCCAGAGTCGGGTACCAGCCCCACGTTCGGAAACGAGCAAACCCCTCGTCCTGATCGAACTTGGCACAAGCGATGGTGAAGATTTCCATGTCTGCCCCTTTTCAGTCATCCAGAATCGGGCGAATCCAAGCCCAGTGTGGTTTTTCGATCTCTTGGCGCAAAAGGCGAGTGGCCTCGTCGAGGGATGGACCCCCAATCCAATAGAGCACCACCTCTGGCATTTCCGCCGCCTTCGGGGGCTCGACGAACCCGTGGATGAAAACCCGGGTAATGGCCCGAGACTTTGTGTCTATACTGGCCTTGAGGTACACATTGAAGGTCTCAAACATCTGGCACGTCCTCAGTCGATCGTTCGGGACCAGATCGCTTTCGGATTGGCCTCCCATGACTTGCACCGGCGGATCTCGTACCAGCCAGCAGGGAGAGCATCAATGTTCATGTGCTCCGGATGTTTTACCCGAAACTCCTCTGGGGTGTACAGGAACCCCAGCCGATTGTCCGGCTGCTTGGCCTTGGAGACGTACAGCTTCAGCCCCCCGTCACCGTTTTTGGAGGAGGCCAACTCGAACCTATGGGACTCGAACTCCAGCACGGGGCTCGCTAGGGGCTCCTCGACCTTCGCCCCCGCCACGACCGGATCGTTCGGGTGCTGGATAAAGATCAGGTCACCCTGCTGGGCTGTGATATCGGATGCCGGGACATTTCCCGCCATGAACTGGTAGCACGCCTCGATCAGCTTGCACGCTGGGGTGTGCTTGCCGTCTTCCGGATGCGCATGTCTGATGTCTCCCGTTGGGGTCACACTCGGGCTACTCGAAAGGTGGGGGAGATGATCCCGCCCCCTATCGGATGCCGACCGGAATCCCCAGCTTGGCCTCGAATTCGAGGGCCAGGAGGAGGAGCCGTTCCTGGTTGGACAGATCCTGCTCCATCCAGAACTCCCAGTAAGACCACTCGCGATCTGTCCCTGGTGGAATGCCCCCCAGGCCCGGCGCTCCTCGATGTCCGGCACATCGGTGTAGTAACAGCTAAATTTGTCGAGGCACAGGCTGTCGAACATCTGGCGCTTTTCGGGATCCCGGGTCTGGATCTCCAGACCGAAATTCCCGTGGTGCATGGACGGGAGAACGATGTTCATGGCTGTCAGCATGACACCCCATCCTGGATCGAGTTGTAAGCCATGACTGCCTCCTCCGGATTGGGGGTGAGGCAGGCTTCCTGCCACTCCAACCCCTCTCCGAGGCGCCGCTTCTGCACCCGATACTTCTGGGTCGGGATGCTGTAGTCGAGGCGTTTCTCCCACTGGTACGCGGGGGTCATGGTCATGGCCAGCCGGGTCCAACCATCCACAACCTTCGCCAGTTCCTCGGTCGTGATCTTGTTCTTGAGGAGCATCAGAAGTTTCCTTTCAGGCGGCCTGGGAGAGCCCGGTGTCGTTCGGGTCGGGCTCGGCCGTCTGCTCGTCCACCGTGTCCTTGGCCTCACCCTTCATGAAGGCCATCGCCTCACGGGCGAGGCGCGCAGCGGTGAACACCGCGTACTTGTCGCCCTTCAGCACCCGCAACCAGCTACCGATGTACTCGGGGTGCTGGAGGTTCCCCTGCAGCCCGAACTCGTCGCAGAGGAAAGCGGCCGTCAGTTCCGCCACCAGTTCCTCGGCGGCGTAGCTCTCCTCCCCGAACCGGCCGGTCAGGTCGCGGGCGCAGCGACTCACGTGCCCCGTCCAGTGGCCCAGTTCGTGGAAACTGGTTCCCCAGTAGCCCTCGACCGTCTTGAACGCGCTCGGATCCGGCAGCCAGATCTCGTCGTGCCGGGGGGAGTAGCACGCCTTCTCGCTGCCGTGCTTGATCTTGGCGTTCTGCCGCCGCACGAAAACGGCGGCCTCGGTGTAGGACTTCTCCGGGTCGATGTCGGACACCGGAAGCCCCTTGGGCTTGTGGTTGGGGTCCCACTCGATCTGCTCGTAGTTGAACACGACGTAGGTGAACAGCCGGGGCACCCGTTCCTTCTTCATGGTGCCGTCGTCCTGCTTGCGCTCGACCTCCAGGAACACCCACTTCACGATGTGGGTGCCCTTCTCCCCCTTGCGAACGTGGCTGCTCCCGTACTCCTGGACCTGCTTGAACGTGAACCAGCGGGAGTCTCCGTAGCCGCTGGCCCAGCAGACCCAGGTGTTGATCCCCTGGTACACGTGCCCCGTGTGCCCGTTCCGCGGCCGACCCGCGTCCGCATTCCAGGGACGCACCCAGGGAGCCACACCACGCTCCAGCGCCGCCACGATCTGGTTGGTGACCGTCTCGTACCGATCGCGCGGCGTGAACTGGCGAGCCATCATTTCCTCAGCGGGGTTCCCCGTCCCCGTCCATCTAGACTACTCTGAAAAGATCGGGAATGATCCCGAAAAACCAGCCACCTGCACCTTCGTGCAGGATCTGGGATCATCCTCGCTGGGGTCAGAGTATCTGAGGGTGAGGGCAAAAAAGCACCCCCTGGACGCCAAAAAGAACGGTGTACCCTTGACACGGCTATCTGTGTAAGAGATACACCGTTTCGGAAGGTCGGGGAGACGAGGGGAATTCATGGACCGCGAGCAAGCATTCGTTCGAGCGCTCATCGGACGCGACCGTCCGTCGACTCTGATGTCCGACGCATACAAGTTCGCCATGTCGCAGGCGGGAGCCCCGCTGCGCCCCGAGAAGTTCTACCTCGTCCTGCGCAAGGGAGGCCCCTGGTACATCCCGTTCGACATGGAGAAAATCGTCCGCCTGCTGGTGCCCGAACCGGCCAACAGCAAGGAGCAGGCGTTCCTCACGGCGAACGGTTACGGGATGAATCCGGCGGAAGAGGTCGCCCTGACCAAACCGCTGGAAATCCATGCCATCAAGCAGGGCACGTGGGTGCTGGGCGGCGAGCCGGTGTTCACGGTCAAGGGACCGCAGTTCCTCGCCTCCTGGCTCGAACCCCTCAGCATCATGCTGCACTACCCCATCCAGGTCGCCACGGCGATGATGAACGGGGTGCAGACTTTCGACGTCACGTGCGAGGACGAGGCAACCATCATCCGGCTGGTGGCGGAGGCGCTCGGGAGGACCGTTGAGATCAGGGTCGATCAGAACGCTTACGAGACCGATGTCGGGAGCCGTGTCCGGGAGATCCTCCAGGCGCTCGAAAGTCAGGGGGAACGGGCGTTCGAAGTCGGGATGCGCGCCGCGACCTGCATCCAGCAGCACCGGATCGCCCTGAAGGTCTGCCGGAAGTACGGCATCAACAAGACCTCGAACGTGTTCCTGGCCTGGGAACTCTACATGATCCCGGTGGGAACGACCGGGCACGAGCACCAGCAGCGCTGGGGTTCGGATCTGGATGGGTTCCGCGCCATCCGCGACATGCGTCCGGAACCGCCCAGCTACCTGTTCGACACGTACGACCCGATCCGCTCCGGGATCCCGGCAGCCATCCAGGTGATGCGGGAGGATCTCAGCCGCCCCTGTTCCGTCCGATTCGACTCGGGGGATCAGGACGACCAGCTTCGGCGGTTCCTCGCGGCAGAGAAGGAATTCGGCATCCGACCGAATTACATTTTCGAGGACGGGTACACGGCGGAGCGTACCGTTCGGAACGAACTCCTCTGTGAGAACCTCGGACTCGCGGCTTCCCGGCGGTTCTACGGTTACGGCGGATTCATCGTGTCCGGCCCGTCCCGGTCGCCGTACAGCCGAGACGTGGCCTCCGCGGTCTACAAGCTGACCATGTCCGGATGCAACCCCCGGATGAAGTTCTCCGGTACGCCCGGCAAGGGTTCGGTCCCGGGGTGCCCCGTGATTTTCCGCCCCGATCCCTGGACGTGGAACGGGATGGAGCGGGAAGAGGGCATGATCGGCCAGTTCGGGGAGACGCCCCCGGAGGGTTACGTCCTGCTGACGGACAAGGGTTACGACTACCGGGCGCAGCAGGCATGGGCCGCCGCGTTCAGCCAGAACGCACCCTGCCGGGTCATCCACAGCCCGGCGACCAAGGCACTGATCGAAAAGTTGACGGCCGAACGGGAACAGCAGATCCTTGGGATCATGCAGAACGCTGCCTGAGTAGGGAAACTGCTAGGTAGACCTCGAACTACGAAGGAGAGACTCGATGCCGGTCCTGGATGTCAACCGACTCATCGACAATCGCGTGGCCGCGATCCGCGCCTATCACGAGAAGCACGGCTTCAAGAAGGCGGAACTGGACCTGTCGGGCGGGATCGACTCGGCGGTCATGGCCTGCCTGCTGTGGATCGCCCTCGGCCCCGAAAACGTCACGCTCGTCCACTCGCGGTTCAGCACGAGCGGGGCACAGACCGACCGTGCCCAGCGGCTGGCCGCAGCGCTGGGCATCCCGCTCAACGACGACGACTACACCGACGTGTACGACGCCCTCGTGGGCAAGGCGCTCGGGTCCATCGGGCGCGCCCACGGGTTCGACTCCCCGGAGTACAAGGACGCCCAGCAGCGGTTCGCGGACAAGCGCACCATCGGCGGATCGCTCCGCAGCATGATGCGGACCCCGATCGGCATGTTCTTCCTGCTCCTGAAAGGCGACGGCATCCGGCACGGCACCGGGAACGAGTGCGAAGACCGGATCATCCGATTCTACAACAGGTTCGGGGATGGCTCAGTCGGGACGAACCCGCTCGACATGCTGAGCAAGACCGAAGTCTGGCAGCTTGCCTGGGGCCTCGGTGAGCGGCTCGGCCCCGAAGTCAAGGCCGTGATGCGGGACACCATCATCGCGACGCCCAGCCCCGACCTCTGGGGCATCGGGGACGGGCACTCGGACGAGGCCGAGATGCTGGCCGTGTACAAGGTGCCCTTCGGTTACGGCCGGGTCGACCCGGACACCGGCGAGATCCTCCGGTTCGGGACGCTGGAGCGCATCGCCCGGTTCATCGACTGGGTGAAAGAGCGGATTTTCTCGAATCCGGACACCGGCCTCGTGTGCGACGACGACCAGATCGTCTGGAACGCCCGGGAGGCCGCCTGGGAGAAGCTCTACCAGATCGCCCCGGCGCACCGGCTGTTCGAGGGCATCTCGGCCGACGAGGTCGTGGCGCTCCTGAAGGCGGCCCGCTACGCGGAGCGCATCTCGCGCCACAAGATGAACCCGAACATCCCGAACCTGGGAAGCCGCAAGGGCCTCGTCCAGGAGGGGATCCTGAGCGACGACCTGACCCCGGCGGGCGTTCCCCCGGTGGTGGCCGACAAGCGGAACTGAGCCTGATCCTGGAGGGCATCTTGGAAACGTGCGAAACAGTTAGCGACTGGATCGCCGCAGAACTGGGACGCCCTCTGGTGCCCGGTGAGCAGTACTGGCTCGGAGTCTTTCACCAGAGGGGCACGGAGAAAAAAGAAATCCTGAGGGCGATCCGGCGGATGTGCCTGCCCCGGGTGGATCCGCAGACCGCCGAGAGCGGAAGGGATCTGGACCCGTTTTTCAACGAGAAGTTCAACGTGAGCTACTGAGTCGCCCGGTTCAACCCCGGACGGATATGCCAGAGAGGAGATAGAGACATGACGCGCCTGATGCCAAATGGACTGCCCTACCCGAAGTTCTTCGAGCCCTTCCTCGATCACCCGGAGGCCGCGGGTCTCCTGTGGATGACCCGTGAGCAGGAGGTGGCCGCCGAAGCCCGTGCCTACCGCAAGGCACACGGGATCCCGCCTGCCGTCAAAGATCCCTCGCGCCTCGGGGGTTCCGCGATCTGCGTCCGGGTCGACATGCAGACCGGCTTCTGCGCCCCGCCCGGGGATGCCAACATCCCGGGGCTCTGGTTCAAGAACACGGGCGGGAGCCTCTACGTCCCGAACGCCGAGAAGACCGTGTTCCGGACCGCTCGCTGGGGCGTCGAGAACCTCAACCTGATCGGCCAGTGGGTGGATTCGCTGGACACCCACCGGGTGTGGCAGATCTTCCACCCGGACTTCTGGCGTGACCAGGACGGCAACCCGGCGCCGCCGCTGACGGTCCTCGTGGAGGTGGCGGGCGTCATCCGGCCGCTCGGGCTGAACGGGCAGCCGGACATGAACCGGCACTACACGTCGATCTTCGGCCAGAAGAAGGCACTCGGGTACATCCGGGCGCTGGCCGCGCAGGGCAGCACGCCCCTGACGATCTGGCCGATTCACTGCCGCCTGGGCAGCACGCACCACCCGCTCATGCCGATCCTGAGCGAGGTGTCCCTGTTCCACGAGATCGCCCGGTACTCCGAGGCGAACGTGGAGATCAAGGGGTACCGCCAGTTCTCGGAGTGCTACGGGATCTGCGGCGAGGAAGTGTCCCAGATCGACGGCGAGATGGTCGGGGACGCGGTGCGGATGGAGTTCATCGACCTGCTCCTGCGCCACAAGGTGGTCGTCATCGTGGGCGAGGCCGCGCCGCCCTTCTGCGTGGGCAAGACGGTCGACCAGCTTCGCTACTGGTTCGAGAAGCGCAGCCCCGACCTCGTCAAGCGGCTGTACATCATGAAGGACTGCATGGACCCGATCCCGGCGGTCCCCGGCACGGAGAACGACCCGGACAGCCCGCTGAACTTCCCCGCGGTCGCGGAGAAGACCTTCAAGCGGTGGGCGAGCGAGGGCATCAACGTGGTCGAGAGCACCGACAACTTCCTGGAGCAGGCGCTGGCCGCCTGACGCAGGTTCGACTTAGGTGCCAGGGAATTCCCTGGCACCTAGGATCGGAAAAGGACTCAAGATGAGCAATGGCAGCAAGAGCGTGCCCATTTCCGGGCTGTCCGGACTCCAGAGCCTGCTCGCGGGCGCGTCCCAGGGCGAGGCTCCCCTTCTCTCCTCCGTGTCCAGTCAGGTGCTGGCGGGTGGCGCGAACCAGTTGGTCGCGCTCGGCGCCGCGGGACACGACATCACGCACGCCCAGGCGCAGGAGGCGCTCCACATCTGGCTCCTGCTGGACACGTCCGCATCCATGCTGGGGAACGAGGCCAAGGTCGTCGAGGGCTACAACGAGATGCTGAACGACCTCAACCGCGATTCGCGCAAGAACGAGATGATGCTCTCCCTGTGGGAGTTCGACTCGACACTGAGGCTCGTTCACCCCGCCGTTCCGCTTGCCCAGGTGAATCGCCTGTCGGTCGGGCGTCCCGGCCCCGGCGAGCACCAGTACAACCCGCAGGGCGGATCTACGCGGCTGTTCCAGTCGTGGCAGGAGGTGCTGTCGGCAGCCATCGCGCACCACCACTACAACGAAGAGGAAAGCCCGTTCCCCGTCCCGACCACGAGTCTCTGCATCGTAATCACGGATGGCGGGGAAAACGTCCTCTATGGCCAGCAGCGCCAGAAGGTGGCGGGAGACGTTGCCAAGGTCGCATCCGATCTGCTGCAGTCGGAGCGGTTCATCCTCGCTTTCATGGGGATCGATCAGAACGCCGACCCGAAGCGCCCGCAGGCCAGCCATTTCTGGGCTCCCGCGAAGGAGATCGGGTTCCCGGACGGCGCCATCGGAGTCGACCAGAACATCGCGCGGGCGTTCATGCGGGTCTCCTCCTCCGTGCGGCAGGTCTCGTCCGGCAAGACCCAGCCGGGGTCGACCTCGACTTTCTTCTCCTGAGCGCCTGACACCGGAGGGGTTTCGATGATCACCGATACTATCCAGAGCATGGCTGGATCTGTCCCAGGATCCAGCCATGTTGCCCGGGGCGTCAACAACCAGGACGCCCACCAGATGGGTCAACATGAACTCGGGTTCGTAGGCATCATCTGCGACGGGTGCAGTTCGGCACCAGAGTCCGAGGTGGGAGCACGTCTCCAGTCCCGATTCCTGTGCCGCACTCTGCTGGACCTCCTCTCGCTACGCGCGCAAACGGTCACACTGCCCCCAGAACGGCGAGGAGGGTATAGCGCCCTCCTGACTACCGAGGGGATGCTCCGCGAGGCACAGCGGCGTTTGGAGCGGCTCCTGTTCGGAGTCGTGCAGGCCATGGGGGAACCGCCGGAGTCTTACGTCCCGCAGGCACTCCTGGCCACGGTCATGGGGGTCGTCATGACCCCGACGAACACGTTCATTTTCCGTCGAGGGGACGGACTGTGGCACGTGAATGACCAGGATCCGGTGGTCATCGACGAGGACAATCGCCCGAACTATCCTGGTTATGCTCTGCTGACCGGGTGGACATCGGATCCGTTCCAGATCGAGATCGAGATCCCCACGGTGGACGTACAGCGGGTTCTCATCGGATCGGACGGGATGGAGCGGTTCCTTTCCAAGAAAAACCACCCGGCGCATGGTGGCGAACCCCTCGGAGGACTGCTCCAGTTTTACGACAACGTATACATGAGCCCGGACGGGTACACGCTGGGGCAGCGCAAACTCGCAGCCTGCGGCCCCTACCTGGGGTGGAAAAAGTCCCCTCTCGATGACGACACGACGTTCATTCGTCTTCAGAGAAGGTCGGAGGGCTGATCCATGTCGTTCCTGAAGTCCCGCACTGTACTGGTCGAGGACGCAACCACGGGAGCGACGACCCGCTTTTTCGCGGATCCGGATGACAAATCCGCGTTCCTCGGGGCGGGCGGAGAAGCGGCGGTTTACCGTTTCGGCAACAACAAAGCCCTCAAGCTGTTTCACAGGAACGAGGATCTCGATCCGGCCCGAACCTCGGATGAGAAAAAGACCCACAAACTGGCGCTCCAGTTGAAAGAGCGCAAGGTCCTGGCGTTCCCGAAGAACATGCCCGAGGGGGTACTGGCGCCCATCGATTTCGTGAAGGACACGACCGGCAAGATCGTAGGGTACACGATGCCCCTGTTGGGCGGCATGTTCCCGATCTACAAGCTGTCGGACTTCAAGGAGCGCACGACGCTGGGCGTCCAGCACGATCACGTGGTCACCTTCCTTCGGGATCTGCACAGCATCCTCGTGAAACTGCATGCTCTCCGCGTCATCGTTGGGGACTTGAACGATGGCAACGAGATGTGTGCCGTCCATCCCCAGCCCGTGATCCGTGTCATCGACGTCGACTCCATGCAGTTCAACGGACTCCCGTGCGTGGTAGCTGCCCCTCGGTTCCTGGACCCGAGGTTTTACAACAAGGACGTGGCCGGTCTGTTCAACACGGACACCGACTGGTATGCGTTCACGGCGCTCCTGTTCCAGTCCCTCCTGTGCGTGCTGCCATTCGGGGGCGTGCACAAGAAACACCGGGGCTATCTGCGCCGGGCTGAAAACCGGATCAGCATCCTTCACCCGGATGTCAAGTACAATGGGGTAATTCCGCCAGACCGACTCCCGGACGATCTGGTGCATCACTTCATCAAAGTGTTCGAGCAGGATCTGCGGGGGGTGTTCCCCGAAAGTCTGCTCCAGATCCAGTGGACGAAGTGCCTCAAGTGCGGGGAAGAGCACGCCCGGAACGTGTGCCCCAAATGCGCCGCCCCTGGACTCGTGGTGGAGGCCATTCGGTACAACAAAGCCTGCAAGTCCACCCGAGTTTTCGAGACCCGGGGCGTCATCCGCCATCTGCGAGTGCAGAACGGACGGATCCAGATCGTATACGAGGAGAACGGCAACGTTTACCGGCAGGACGGGAAGAAGGTCTGGGACAGCACTCCGCCGCCCAACACCCGTTTCTCGGTGCAGGGGCGTTCCACGTGGATCGGGGCTGGCAACGGGACCCTGCTCCAAATCGAGGACGAAACGCTCAAACAGCGCACGTCCACGGATGTCTCCGGAACCCTCCCGGTGTTCGATTCCTCCTCCTCCGCGATCTACCGGATCGAAGGGCTGTACCTGTACCGAAACACCCAGGTGCTCGGATCGGTGCTTCCCGGACACACATGGGTCAAAGCCGGAGAGTCCCTCGGCATCGCCGTGAGTCAGGCCGCGAACACGTGGTTCCACCAGATATTCTTCCCCAGCAAAATCGGGCTGATCCCGGTGGGTATCCCGCAGCCTCAAGGTAAGGTGCGTGACGTGGACGCCGTGTTCAGTGACCAGCATGTCCTGTTCAGCCGGGCGGAGGAACGCAACGGTCAGATCATCCATGTGATGGTGCTCGTCGACGTCCATGGTCAGGTGGTTGCCCAGACCGAGGGGGATCCGGATCAGGTCCGGATGCTTCGCAGTGTCAAAGGGAAATGCGTGTTCGGGGGCAAGATCCTGTGTCCGACTTCGGAGGGTCTGCTCCTCCTCAAAACAGATCAGGGCGCCATCGTGGAGGAGAAACTTTTCGTCGACACGGCGCCGTTCGTCAATGACGGGGACAGCGTGTTCGTTTCCGGACCGACCGCGGTCTGGGTGGCCAACAACAAGACCGTGTGGCTCGTGGAGATTGCCTGATGGGAGCATCCTTCAGTATCAATGGCATGCGGATCGACTTGCGCGGTGACCGACTTTTCGTAGATGGAGTTCAGTGGGGCCCCCTGGAGCCGGGGGCTCCAACTCCAGACCTGAAACCCCCAACGTACACGCTGCATCTTGATCAGGATGGATGCATCACTGGGGACATCAAAGGAAATCTGATGGTTGAGGGTTCTGGAACCGTCCATCTCAAGGTTCAGGGTCAGGTCAGGGGCAGTGTTTCCGTCGAGCATGGATCTGTCGTGTGCGGTTCCAACGTTGGCGGTTCCGTTCAGGCCGGGGAGGACGTTCATTGCTCGAACGTCGGTGGGAGCGCACAGGCGGGTCGGAACATCGAAATCAGGGGTTCCGTGGGGGGAAGTGTCCGCGCCGGGCGGGATGTCCGTCGTTCCTGAGATGGGATCATCGGCACCGTTTTAGAGTAGGAGTCCTGAAAAGGTCTAGGGATCCCGCAGTGAACAGACGGACAAAGGAGCTTCCCCGTGATCAAGTACTTGGCCGACAATCTGGCGCATGCGATCGTAGCCCAGGTGGCGATCCTGACGGGTGCGGTGGCCTGCGCGGTAGCTGCCACGATCGTGTTCCCTTACTCGATCGTGGCAGCCGTGGTCAGCGGCGTTGCGGAGGAGGATCAGGATCCGCTGAACCTCGAAATCGCGGGCAAGATCGTCGAGGTGCTGACCGAAGACCTGTAACCGAAGAGGTCGGTACAGGGCTGGCCCGTCGGCTCAACGAACTGAGGGATGAGATCCCGAAAGGGATGGCGTCCCTCATGGACGTGGCGGACTTGAGAGCCTCTTACACCCTTGCGCTGGCCGACGGCTGGGTTGACCAGATCGGGGTCGGAAGTGGGCTGCGGACGCTAACCTCGATGCTTGCACGGAGGGAGAGCATCTGATGCCGATGATGTTCAGCGACGAACAGGACGAGTGGGACGACGGCAGTATGTTTGGCACCAAACGGGGCACGTGGGGGATCTCCTGCAAATCGGATCCCCGGTGGGACGGATCAGGAAGTACCCGAAGTACCCGCGTCGGGTGTTTCACCATGCCCGACGAGGCCCAGCGTCATCTCGACCGAAAACGTCAGGAACTGGGTTGTGAGCCCCCCGCGGATTGCGAGTGGGGCTACATAAGATTGACTCAATGAGCACAACGTACTCCAATCGTCTCATCTATCAGATGCTCCTCAGCTAACACCCGTTTCTGAGTAGCTACTGGTGGGAACTAACCCCACCTGTGAAAGGCCATTCCATGGACATCAATCTCAGCACCAAAATCAGCCGGAAAAAACTCCCTACAACCGATTTCTGGAACTCCGTGCAGACAGTCACGGGACGGCGAGGCGAAGCTGGTGCCGTAAATACCCCGGGGACACTGGCTGCCCCTCACGGGTTCCATCCCTTCGTCGACGCTGCGTTCACAGCGTTCTCCGATCACTACCCGCTCGTGCTGACACCGGACGCCATCTGGCTGCTAATCGCACAGGGGTTCGCCCAGCACATCAACAACCACGCAGAGCGGCTTCGGCATCGGTGCGTGTCCCACCAGGGCAAGATGACGATCAAGGTTCGTCGGGACTCGTTCGTGAAGGGAAATGCCGAGAACCCCTGGCCCGAGGTTTTCACGGAGTTCTCCGGAGCCGTCAGGGACAACACGGTGCCCGGCGTCCACCGTCTGATCGTGCCTCGGTTCTCTACAACCGGGGCCATCGAGCAGGCCGCCGCGGAAATCACGATGATGGACGCCATGAAGGCGTTCTTCGAGTATGAGTTCCATACGATGTGCGGCATCCCCAGGATCACGATCGAGGGAACTCTCGCGGACTGGGTCGAGATCAGGGAACGTGCCATTGCACTGGCAGAGTTCAACCTTTCGTGGTGGACCAAAGAACTGGTCCCGGTGCTGGATCAGTTCGTGGCAGCCATGGGGGGCAACCCTAATATCAAGTGGTGGGAGGGATTTTTCAAGGAGTCCGATGCATCCGGTGGCCCCTACATCCAGGGACACATCACTCGGTTCTTCCCTTACCGGAAAGACTGGCGCACGAAAGAATGCACCTTGCAGTGCGAGTTTCCGGACGAAGATCAGATCTTCGGGGGTATGACGACCGAGTCATTCCCCAGCGGGCTCTCCGTGGCCCCGTTCACGTGGTACTACTACGACCTGATTTTCACGATGGATTTCGTGGCCGGTTTCATGGGATTCAGCCAGAACATCGCCACCAAGGCCCTGACTCCCGCCATCGGGTGGGTCGTCCGGGACCGGGGCTAAGCCATGCCCAAGTACCGGGTGACCTTTCCTCTCGAAGCCCTCTCGAAGAACGGACTCGAGATGCTTCGTCGAGGATTTGGCATCGACGAGGATCTGGATCACGTCCACTTCACCAGGGACGGCATTCTCGATGCCCTCATTCCGGACAATCTCTGGGACGAGGACGAGATCCGGGGGTTCGGGCTGCCCGTTCACACACTGGATGACGACTGCATCATCCCAGAGGAGTGGTGGACGATCTTGGGCCTGCCCCCGGAGATCGAGGCCGAGGCTCGTCGTTTCGTTTCGGAAAAAGTGGGCGGAGAAGTTCACTTCGAGTGATGGCGGAAGGATAGATGATGAAAGATCTGCGTAGAGGCGCTTTGTATGGACAGGCCATCGGGGATGCCCTCGGTGCGTGGTATGAGTTCTCGGGTGATCTGAAACCTGGGGAGCACGCCCGTTATCAGGTCGTAACCAAGGGCGGAAATTTCTTGCCCGGGGAGTGGACCGATGACACGGCTCAGGCTCTCATTGTGGCACGGGCTCTCTCCGAGGCGGGGGATGATCCGGACACGGTCGTTCTGCTCCTGGCCGAGGGGTTCCAGAACTGGCTGCACCAGGATGGCCGGGGGGTTGGAAACCTCACGGTCGAAATCCTGACTCACCCGCTCTATCTCTGTGAGCCCCTGGCTATCGCAGAGGAGATTTGGGAGTCCAGCGGTCGCGTCAAAGCCCCCAATGGGGGTGTGATGCGTACCGTCGGTGCCGCCATTGTTCGGCCATGGGATCATGCCTGGACGGAGCGGATGTCCGCTCTCGCCTGCAAGGTGACTCACGCCGACCCCCGCTGTGTGGCAAGTTCCGTGGCGGTCTCCTGCACGATCGCTGCTTTGATCCGTGGGGAGGCCATTCCGGCGGCGATCCAGATCGGGATCGAGGCAGGGGAAAAGCACGATGCTGAGATCCGGGCGTATGCCAATGAGGGGATCCAGGATCTGAGACTCGGCGCCCGGGGCAGTATCGGATACACCTACAAGTGTGCGGGTGCCGGGTTCTGGGCTCTGCGGGAGTTCCAGCGCCGAACCGACGCCATGTACGACGACATGCACGACGACCGATTCCAGTCTATCCTCGACATGGTCATTCGGGAGGGCGGGGATACGGACACCAATGCTGCGGTGGCTGGGGCCATGATGGGTGCCGCGATCGGCATCAACCAGTACTGGGAGGAAAACCCGCTTCTGACTGGGCTCAAGCGTAGGACGGAACTGGACGCCACCCTGGCTGGACTGCCGAAGGAACCATGAGCGAGCGTCACATTGCGATCCGCCGGATTCTGCTTCCCAGGGACACGAATCATCATGGGATGGTTTTCGGTGGAACCCTTCTGGCGGAGATGGATCTCGCAGGCGCCGTCGAAGCTCGGCGTCATACCAAGCACGATGTCGTGACCCGGTTCATGAACGGGATCGAGTTCACCCGTCCCGTTCAGATCGGGGACGTGGTCACGTTCTACACGAGCCTCGTAAAGATCGGAGACACATCCATCACGGTTCAGGTAGACATCGAGGCCAGCAGAGACGGACAGGAGGCCCCCTGTGCCGTGACCGCGACCGAGATCGTTTACGTGACTGTGGAACGAGGCCCCGACGGGAATCTGCACAAGGTTCCGGTAAAGAGTTAGACCCATGCTGAAGTACCTGAATGCTCTCCTTGCCTTACTGGCGCTGGGACTGACGGGTTGCGGGTTTACGTGTCACTGCGGGTCCCCGCCGCCAGTTCAGGTAACCTGCCCCCCTCCTGAAATCCAGTTGGCACCTGATCCGGTGGATCGACTAAGGGCTATTCCGGAGCCCTAAGGGGCTCAACTCCGGGATCATCCAGGCCGATGCCTGAGTAGCCTGTGTAGGGGCTGGATTGATTTGTCCGATGCTCAAGGACTGAGGCACATGGACGACAAGCTGGGCGACCGGATGAAAGGGTACGAGAGCGAGGAAGCCGGACGACGGTTCCCGCCCAACTCCATCGTAATGGCGCGGCTGGATGGGCGCGCTTTCCACACGTTCTGCCGGGGGCTGGAGAAGCCCTTCGACGAGCGCTTCCATCGCCTCATGGTGCGGGTAACCCGCCATCTGGTGGAGGAAACGAACGCCCGGATGGGTTACACCCAGTCGGATGAGATCTCCCTCGTCTGGCACCAGGAGAACGAGGGCAGCCAGATCTTTTTCGACGGGCGCGTCCAGAAGATGACGAGTGTACTGGCGGCCATGGCGACCGCCGTGTTCAATCTGTTCCTCCCGGCGTTCCTGCCCGAGAAAGCGAACCTGCTGCCCATGTTCGACTGCCGGGTGTGGGCCGTTCCGTCGCAGACGGAAGCGGCCAACACCTTCCTCTGGAGGGAACTGGACGCGACGCGGAACAGCATCCTGTCCGCCGGGCAGGCCCACTTCAGCCACAAGGGGCTCCACGGGAAGGACACCGCCGAGATCATCCGGATGCTCCGGCATGAACTGGACATCGACTGGGATCTCTACGCGGACTGGGCGAAACGGGGAACCTGGGTTCGCCGTGTCCGGGTCGCTCGCCCGTTCACCACGGCGGAACTGAAAGCGCTCCCCCCGAAACACGACGCCCGCGCCAACCCGGATCTGGTGGTCGTGCGATGGGACACGCAGGAGATGGGCATCCCGGTGGCGTTCACCCAGGTCACCAACCGGGAGGGTTTCATCTTCGACAGGAAGACCCCAGAGTACTCGCAGGAGGTACTCGTGGACGAGGCACTGGCACGCACATGAGCAAGCCCACACGTCGCACCGTGGAGCAGGCCGTCGAACGGATGCTCCGGGAGATGGCGGAACAGGCCCGGAGACAGTTGCACCCGGTGACCGAGGGGTCTCTTTTCGGCCACGTCTCGCAGCCTGTCGTTCCCGCGGGGATGGATCTTGACCAATTCGTGGATTTCCTTCGGAGATGTCATGTCTACGAGTTTCCAAAAGCGGACAACACGACGGACGCGGTGCTGTTCGGACTCCTGAACGACGAACTCGTCATCTTGCTGATCATGCGGGGGCGGGAGAACGAACCGTTCTACGGATTCTGGGCGCTCCCGGGTGGCTTCCTCAACCTCGGTGAGGATCTCGACGCCTGCGTGCGACGGGAACTGGAGGAAGAGACCCACGTAAAACTCTCCTACCTGGAGCAGCTTTACACGTTCGGGCGTCCGGACCGTGACCCCAGAGGGTACGTGATTTCGACTGCATACCTCGCGCTCGTGTCCCCGGACAACATGAAGGTCGAGGCCGCGGATGATGCCCGAAAAGCAGAGTGGTTCCCCGTCAAGAACCACCCTGCGCTGGCTTTCGATCACGCGGAGATCGTCCGGAAAGGGCTGGAACGTCTCCGGTCGAAAGTTCGAGGGCACCCGATCGGTCTCGGTCTGCTCCCGGAGGAGTTCTCCCTCGGGATGCTCCAGCGCCTATACGAAGTGATCCTGGGTCACTCGATTGACAAGCGCAACTTCCGACGCCAGGTACTGAAATCCGGACTGCTCATCGACACCGAAACCAACATGGCCTCGGATCGTGGCCCAGCAGGAAAGCTGTACAGGTTCGACCGGGAGCGGTACAAAGAACTTCAGGCCATGGGAATCGATTTCGAGGTCGGTTGATGGATATCAGGTGGACTACAGAACCCGTGTTTGAGAACGAGCCCACCTACCGGCGATTGATCATCATTCCGGGGTGTTGCCCTCCGTCCCAAGAGACTGGACTGATCTCCCTCCAGTGCGGTGATGACGGGAACCCCCGCTGGGTACTGTCAGGCAGTGCTCAGATGGAGGTCCCTCCGTTTCGGTTCCTGAAAGAGAGCCCGAAGTTCTGTCCCTTCTGTGGCAAAAAACTGCCCACTCCGATGTGGCGGGAGAACCCCCAGAGCCCGATCTACACTTATAATGGGGGTTACTACTGCGGGACTTGTCGGGAACGCAACTCGAACTGCACATGCTGGCCGCCTGAGGAGCGGTGGACGGTTTAGGAAATCTCATGGCACAGCGTAAAATTGAACCGGATGCGATCAATGATTGTCCCCTGTGCCAGCGCCTGGGGACAATCTCTGGCCGTCAGCTTGTCGACTACCAGCAGAAGATGGAGTGGGCCACGGGCAGGGTACTGGAAGCCGAGGAACGTGCAAGGCGTAGTCGGCACTCGACCATCCGAAACGTGTTCTTGACCGTTGTGACGGGAGCGGTGCTGTCTGTCCTGACGGTGTTCGTTTTCGCGCCTCTGGTTCAGACCTATGACAAGAACCAGCAACAGGAGTACCAGACCGTCATTCAGCGTACCCAGGTCGAGAAAGCCCAGGCGGATGCCAAAAAAGAAAAAGCCCGACAAGAGGAACTGACCAGGATCCGGAACCATGGGGCGTGTTTGGCCCAGACCGGAGTCGACCAGTGCATCTGCCTGGAAAATCTGGGTTGGTTCGCTCGGGATCCGATTGACGCCTGCTACCGCCGCGAAGCCCTCCGGGCACATCCTCATGCCCCAACGCCGGAGTCCCCCTCCGGCCCCTAATGGGGATCATCTGTCGCACCCGCAGAGTAGTCCTCTTAGGGAGGACCAGTGACATGGCTCGAGTCGGACTTTTCGGGGGTGCGTTCAATCCTCCGCACGTCGCCCACGTGATGGCGATGAACTACGCTCTGGCGGTGGGCGGGTTCGACCAGATCTGGTGCCTTCCCTGCTGGGACCATTCCTTCGGCAAAACCCTGATCCCCTTCGAGCAGCGTGCGGAGATGATGGAACTCGCCGTTCGCGCCTGCTGCCACCCGAAAGTCACGCTCGCCCGGCTGGAGAGCGTCTACAAAACCCGGTTCACGATCGACCTGATCGACTCCCTGGCGAGGGACTACCCCCATCACAAGTTCACGTTCATCATCGGGGAAGACAACTGGAGGGACCGGGAAAGGTGGGAGCGCTGGGAGCAACTCCAGCAGAAGGTCGAGTTTTTCGTCATCGGTCGCGAGGGAACCAACTCCGACCGTCCCTTTAGCATGCACCTGCCTCCTATCTCCAGCACCGAGATCAGGGAGATGATCCGCAGCGGTAGGACGGACCAAGCGCAGTGGCTCGTCCCGCAGCCGGTGCTCGACTACATCCAGAACCATGGCCTCTACCAGGAGCGATGATCATGGCGTATGAGTCCAAGGGTCCGTGTCCGAATCGCCCGCGCAAGTTCCTGTGGTTCCGCTGGCACGCCAAGCACGACATCGTGCGGGTCGGAGCCCGTCGCTGTACGCCATCGGAAAGAGGGGGGCTGCCGTCGGGCGCTTCCGGATACCACACCGTCATTCTGAAGTGCCGCTCGTGTGACGCCCAGTTTTTCCGACCCGCGTGCTACATCCCCAACCCCATCTTCGGGGAGTGAGAATTCGACCGAGCCCCGGGATCATCTTGCCCACGTTTCGAGTAGAAACCACCGAGGAGCAGTTCCTCGCGCCCTTTGATGGTATCGGATTGCAGCGTGGTTTCGATCTCGCTTCAACCCCATGCCGTCAAGGGGTTCCAGAAAAAGCAAGGGGGCGAAAAAAGTTCTTGACTCTTAGGCGTAGGGTGCAGTAAGGTTTCGGCAAGCTCGCCAGTTCGGCAGAGCAGGATGGAGTTTCGGTGATGTTGTCCATGCAGGCACAGATCAGACGGCAGAAGCGTCAGACGGCGAAAGCCGTCGAAGCGCGTCAGCCGATGTGCGTGCAGGGGCAGCCCGCCCCGATCCCCGCCGACAATCACGTCGGCTGCGATCCAAGGGGGCGCCCGGACTCCTGATCAAGCTCTCCAGAGCGTAAGCGGTCAGAAGCCGGGCACGAAAAACGTGTTCGGCTTTTTTTGTTGGTGAAAATTCCATCCCATACCTGTCACAAATGGTGACTCGGATATAGTTTCCCTACACGGGTAGGGATGTCGGGTTCAGCCCGGAGATTCTTTGACAATTGAATAGCGAACGTCACGGCGGAACGGGTCACCCAGCCTGGATCCGCCGTTTGAGGGGGTGCCCCTGAACCTTCGGGGGAAGGGGCTTTCCCCTTGTGGTGGCCGTCGTCTAGTCTGGCCCAGGATGAAGGCTTGTGACGCCTGCGACATGAGTTCAAATCTCATCGGCCACCCAATCAATAGATGGGAGCAGGGCTGATAACCCTGCCGTCCTCTAGACTTCTATTCCCGGGTAGCTCAGTTGGTAGTAGCGAACGGCTGTTAACCGTTTGGTCGCCGGTTCAAGTCCGGCCCCGGGAGCTTGTTTGCGGGTGTAGCTCAAATGGATGAGCGCCGGAAAACCGGAGCCGGAGACCTACGTAGGGTCGGAGGTATCCTGAACGGGTAAAAAGCTGCGTTGTGGCGTTCCCCCGAAGGGGTACGGGTGCCGGGCTCCAGAAGCACCGAAACAGCCAGTACGGGCCGAGTAGGAAAGCGCGAGACCTGAGAGGCACCGTTCCGATATGGGGGTTCGATTCCCCTCACCCGCACCAGTAAAGTCATCCCTCCGTAGCTCAGTTGGAAGAGCACCTGACTCTTAATCAGGGGGTCGTAGGTTCGAGACCTACCGGAGGGACAATGACGGTCAGGCGCGACGGTAGAAAACAGAAGGAGCGCCCTTCCGGTTGTGAGACCGGAAAATGACCCCATCGTCTAGTCCGGTCAGGACACTGGGCTTTCAATCCGGGAACGCGGGTTCAAATCCCGCTGGGGTCACTTTTCCTCCGGTTTTTGAGGGGTGAGAAAAATGCGCTCGTAGCTCAGATGGAAAGAGCGTCGGTCTCCGAAGCCGAAGGTCGCCGGTTCGAGCCCGGCCGAGCGTACTTGTGTCCCCGTAGCTCAGATGGATAGAGCGTCGGATTGCGGATCCGAAGGTCGGCGGTTCAAATCCGCCCGGGGATACTCCTATCCGTCCGTAGCTCAGGTGGCTAGAGCGAGCGGCTGATAACCGCTAGGTCGGCAGTTCAATTCTGCCCGGACGGACTCGGTATTGTGGTGTAGCTGAGTTGGTTCAAGCGCCAGCCTCATAAGCTGGAGTACGCGGGTTCGATCCCCGCCACCACAACTCTGCAGTTGACTGCGTCGTCACAAGGTCTGTTGACTCACAAACGGGGTCGAGAAGTCAACCGGCTGAGGGAGCCGTCCCGTTACCCTCAAACCTCGGGGTGTAGCTCAGTCTGGTAGAGCGCCCGGTTCGGGACCGGGAGGTTTCGCTGGTTCAAATCCAGTCACCCCGACTTTTTAGGGGCGTCGCCAAGTGGTAAGGCACGGGGTTCTGGCCCCCGCATCGGAGGTTCAAATCCTTCCGCCCCTGCTCTTTTTCTGGCGGCATAGCCAAGTGGTAAGGCAACGGTCTGCAAAATCGTGATCCCCGGTTCAAGTCCGGGTGCCGCCTTCTCTAAACAGCACGGGAAAAAGCTAGAGGGTTAAAACTCCTGTTTCGGGAGCAGGAGTTCGACTCTTACCTCCCCGACACCAAAACTGATCCCCCCGATAGCTTGTCTATAGGTGCCTCTTTTTGGAGGTACCTTAATGGCAAAAAGCATCACTATCGAGTGTAGTTGTTGTAGGCAACCTTTTGAACGACCAGCCAACAGAGTTCGGGAGGCACAGAAAAACAATTGGGCCCAATACTGTAGCCCAACCTGTCAGGGTGCATCGAAAAGGACGGGGGAGTCCAAAAGTTGTCTTGGTTGTGGGGTACCTGTTTGGTGTACTCTAAAGCGTAATTCGTCTCCCAAGGGTCGAATTTTCTGTTCCCATTCATGTGCAGCTTCTTACAATAACCAACATCGACCACTCCCTACAGAGGAAACTAAAGAACGCACCCGTCAGACACTACGAAAACGCCCGGTGCGAATGTGTGAGATCTGTGGGGCTTCCTTTTACCCCAAAAAAGAAAACCACCGTGCCTGCTCTAATGCATGTGGGATGATCTTAGAGTTTGGTGCATTGCCGTACACCAAAGAAGAGGTGACCAGCACACTTTTGCACATGTATGCCGATATCGGAAATGCCCCTAGTACCAAACTGGTGTCGATGAAACTGAAATATGCTACATCCAGATTTTTTGGTACCTGGAACAAAGCAATGCGTGAACTGGGGATCCCCATCAATCGGAAGTGTCCCCGAAAACGTATTCCTTGCAAGGATGGGCACATAGCGGAAAGTGTCTCAGAGAAACTTATAGATGAATGGCTTTTGGAACACCATATTAAGCATGAAAGAAGTTGGCACTACCCGGAAGGGAGGTATACCTGTGATTTCTATTTGCCCGACACTAAATTATGGGTGGAGTATTTTGGATTTTTAGACTCCCCGAACTCAAGTTATGTTGACACGATAGTCAAAAAACGGGCACAAGCTCAAAAATATGGGTTTCAATTGCTCGAAATATATCCGGAGAATCTGTACCCGGAAAACGAACTATCTGAACTTTTTAGTTTCAGGGTGTAGCTCAGTTGGTAGAGCGCCAGTCTGGGGGACTGGAGGTAACAATCGCGGGTTCGAGTCCCGCCACCCTGACTAACAATTCCTGCCCGACTACAAAAACGGGTGCTGACGTTGATCCTCCTATTTCCCACATTTTGATGTTTCGTGGGGATTGGGGGTGTGCCATGAACAACAGCACCAGGGGTCTTCACTTCATCTTGACTGGTTTTGTCTCCGATGAATTCCTCCCGAGTTTGTCGGAGACGGCACCCATCTCGAAACTGCTTTCAGACGTGGTTGCGCTCGTAGAGATGAAACCCCTCATGGAACCTATGGTGCTGTCAATTCCGCTGGACGAATCGAAAGCGGACTGTGACGACGATTGTGGGGGCGTGACGGGGTTTGTTATCCTGGGCACCTCTCACACGTCCATTCACACATGGCCGTTGCACAAAAGGGTGTCCTTCGACATCTATTCGTGCCACACGTTCGACGCCTTCAAGGTGCTAGAGTTTCTGGTCTCTCGGGTCGGACTGACGGGTGGTGAGGTCGTAGTAGTTGACCGCACGCCCAACCCTGAACTCACCGAAATGTTCGACCTGATTCTGATCCGCGGCAACAAAAATCCTTTGGATGGGATCATCTAAGGGGCATTCCGAGTAGAAAGATTGTGAGCCGTAACGGTTGCAAAAGCCCCCAAACGGGACTGCGCCTCCGGAAGGCTCTCGTAGGTCTCATAGGGGAGTCCGGAGTCCCCGCTGCGTTGTCAGCGCAGAGATCGCGGGTTCAAATCCCGCTGGGACCGCAAGGGTCGCCACAAAGAGCGATCTTTTTAAATGCACGCTCCTGCAGTCCTGGTGGGCTCCCTAACAGGGTCGCCGGTTCGATTCCGGTATCAGACAACCCCGGTGCAACTCCGGGCGGGAGCACTTGAATATCAGGGTGTAGCTCAGCTTGGTAGAGCTCTGCTTTTGGGAAGCAGTTGCCGGAGGTTCAAATCCTCTCACCCTGACCCGAATCCGGATACCCCGTTAGAGTGCCTAAAGCGCCTCCTTTGTACCCAGAGTGCAAACTGGACTCCGTACTCGGGCAGTTTTTGGGATCATCCAGTCCCGTTTTAGAGTAGGTTAGATCGGTTCCTTGGAAGTCACGGAGGTTGAGTCGTTGGGCCTCCCTCGTAAGGGACTTGCGTGTTCCAAACTAGAGGAGGATCCCATGAGCTACTTCGGTAACTTCGAGTCCAACGACGACATCATCCGCGAGTTCCAGATCAGCGAGGACGTCCTCCAGGATGTCAACGTCCTCATCGCGGCTTACGACATTCCGAGTTACGAGGGTTACGCTTTCGTACTCTTCGAGCGTTGTGGGCTGTTGTATGAGGTCCACGGCTACCACTGCTCCTGCTACGGCTTGGAGAACCAGTGGGAGCCGGAGATGACGACCTGGAGGGATCTCCAGTTCCGGCTGGAGAACGGACGTGACTTCGGATCCTACGGAGCCGATTTCGCGTCCGCAATCGAATCGTTGATCATCTCCCGTTTGGGGTAACAGCCAGGGGGGAGCGTCGGATCCCCCTCGGGGGTTCCGGCTGTGGGGGCGTAGCCATCAGGGAAGGCGCGTGACTGTCTATCACGTAAGGGGGGTTCGAGTCCCCTCGCCCTCGCCAAGTCCATCAGGTTCCCGAAAGCTCTTTTGTAGGGAACTGTAGTTGAGGCCCAGGGAGAGCACCTGGGTAGCGGCGCCGATCCACCGCTGATGGGCTCCCAGTTTCCATAAAAGAGGTCGTGGATGAATGTCGCGGGCTAGTCACGGACTACTCCGACTCCCACGGTCTGTGCTTCCGGGTACGTTTTCCTGGTCGCTTCGAAACGTGGTACGATGCCGAGGAGTGCGAGTTCTAATTCCTCGCTAGTCTTTCAATCCCTCCATCCCATCAAAGGGACGGAGGTGCAACATGGTTACCTTAGCACTCCTTGGTTGTCTCAGCACGGTCGTGTTCGGGGTGATGCTCTTGTTCGCGCTTCGGCGGGAACGAAACTCCCGAATCCTTGTTCAAAACTTGAAACATGACAAGCACCAGATCTCGATTGGGGTGATCCGCTCCGTCCGTACCCTACGGGTTGTTGTAGAGAAATGGGATCGATTCCAGAACCGAGATGTCCTACGGGATCGTATCCTACACGCGCTGGTATCCCTGGAAGAGATCCTGCCGGAATTCCGCAAACCCCAGCAGGAAGACAAGGGGGCGTAGCAAACGTTGGCTTTGCAGCAGACTCTTAATCTGCCTAAACGCGGGTTCGATCCCCGCCGCCCTCACCGTGGAGATGATATGGGTATCGGAGGTCGTGACGCAATTTGGGAGGGTCCTTTGGATGAGCCTCGCAAGACGGTCATCCAGCAGAATCTAGCTCGTGTGTGGCCGGAGGTTCACTACGAACCGGACACACTCAGCCTGAGTGGGTTTTTCGCTTTCCGGAACAGAGACACCAGAGACCTGTGGGACACCGATGGAGATGTCGACCAGGATGGTCTGATCTGGGTGTTTTCGCACGGGAGGGATACGCATTTTGTGTTCGGGGATTCCGAGAGAACACTCATCTCGGATGTCATGAGAGGATCGGGCGCGTAGCTCAGTTGGTTAGAGTACCTGCGTGACATGCAGGGGGTCGCTGGTTCAACTCCAGCCGCGCCCACTTGTGCCTCTGTAGCTCAGTTGGTACCTTGCAGTGCTCTAGGTTGGATCTCGTCTAACTTCAACAGACCATGATCAAACTCCCAATGACAATTTCGGCAGAGCACAATAATGTTAGAGGGGTCATTGATCACGGCCAACTCCGTTTCCTCTGGGAAAGCCGTAATGGGTTGGATATGACAAAACTCAACATGAAGTGAATACCCACATTTCTGACAAGGTTGTTTCTGCAGTGACGAGTTCCAACTCCGGCACAGATTGCGGACGTTAGAATTGACCCAGGACCGATGTTTTCCCTTCACGGAAAAACGGTCATGCGTTTCTTTTAGGGTCAGGGAGCGTTTTTTGGCACTTTGGGACGCTCGACAATCCAAACATTTTCTGAGCCTGACAGGGACCGGGGTCCCGCACGTTGCACAAATACCCTGAACGGATCTTTTAGGTTTCCTGCGGTTATGATATGTGACAGCGCAAGACCGTGAACAAAATGTTTTTTCAGAACGGACTTGCGAAGGGTTTCTTTGAAAAACGGATGCACAATTGTAACATGTAAAGTCCATAAAAACCTCATGCGGGCGTATCGCCTCAGGCTTCTACCCTGTTGAAAGCGTAATTAGGACACATGGGGGTTCGATTCCCCCCGCCCGCCTTACATTAGAACTGAACCTAAAGGATGACTATTGCCAAGGGGGGTTCAAATCCCTCCAGGGGTATCATCTCCTATTCCGTGTTGTTCGGAGTTCGACATATCCTAAAAACCAGGATCATGTGCCCCCGAATCCGAGTAGCTAGATCCGGGAGTTTCCGGGGTCCTCGTAGCTCAGTTGGACAGAGCGCATGCCTCCTAAGCATGGGGTCGCCGGTTCAAATCCGGCCGAGGACACAAAAATGGGATCATCCTTCGCGGATTCGGAGTAGGATGATCCACGGGGAAACCCGTTGACGGTTGGCGAGTACCTCAACCCCAAAGGGGAGGAAAGAGGCCGGGACATCGCGTCTGGTTGTTGCTTGCAACACCTTCGTGGCTTACGCTGCGTGACGGCCGATGTTGATGCTCCCGCGGATGTCGGTTCGAATCCGACCGCTAGCCCTAGGTTCTGTGACAAGTAAAAGGGTAGTAGTTTCGGGCTCATAGCTCAGTTGGTAGAGCATCCGACTTTTGGTGATGGGAGCCCCGTCCTGAAAGGGACGGGTGAAAACTCGGCTGTATGCTGGAACACCCTTAGAGCTTTCCGTACTCGCCACCAGTGGGCAGTGAAAATCGGAAAGATTGGGCAATCAGCAGGCAACCCCTGAAAAGGGAGAGTCCTCAGAGGCCATACGCCGAGCACCCTACCGGGTAATTACTCGCGGGTGAAGATATGGTCCAGACCGCAACCAATAGGGCCGGGGAAACCCGGTGCGGTAAGTAATCGGGTGGTCGAGGGTTCGAGTCCCTCTGAGCCCACAAATAGGGTGCCCCGTCGTCCGGCAGACTCAGGCACGGGGCTGAAAAGGTACTGACCCTGGATACGTAAGACGGGAGGCGACCCAGCACCATGTCCCGTAACCCGTTGTCCAGTGGGGTTCATCCGTCAGGTGCTCCTCCGCATTCGATTAAAGCCCCTCGGCCACATGGGGCAGCCCCGTTACAGGGGACCCGGCCGAGTCTAATCCCAAAGGCGGAGAGAGGGAGCGGTTCTGGTACCCCTTGACGGCTCTGCCCACTAAGTCCGAACAAGTACCTATTTTGAGATGCACATCCAGTTCTGGTCAACCCGGGTGGGAACACCCGGGACAGTCCCGGAACTGGAGTACTGCCAGATCCACCAGTTGTCCCAAGGGACAACTGTCTCGGGCTGGTCGCCGTACTTGGGAAACCAAACCTTGTACTTCTCCAGGCCGGATTCTGCAGTCAGGTTTTTCAGCTTCACGACACGGCTGCTGGTGTAAAGTACGGGGCGGTCGCCGGTCCGGCGTTCGATCTCTTCCAGCCAAGCCAGGATCCAGGCAACGCCTGCCTTACCGGACAGAGCGAATTCCCCCTCGACATCGAGGGCCGCGGGCAGGTCGCAGGGTCCGGTCACGACGGACAAAAAGTTTTCCACCTCCTCGTGCGGGGTGTTCCCTCCGCGAGCGAAGTGGTAAGCGCCGGTCAGGAAACCGCGGGCACGAGCCCCAGCATAGTTGGCACCGAAAGAGGCCGCCTGGAACGTCTTGCCCTCGGTCGCCTTGCAGTAAACAAACTTCACGCCGGTGACTGCGGGCCAGTCAATGTTCCCCTGGTGGTCGGAGACATCGATCCCCGGGATGACCTCTGCCCAGATGCCGAGCTGACGGCAGGTCTCCGGACCTGCAATGCCGTCACCGGGCAGTCCGCGAGCCTCCTGGAAGGTGGTGACCGCGGCTCGGGTTTTCGACCCGAACTTCCCGTCAATGCTGCTTGCTGTGACGGGACTGCCCCAACACCACGCGGGCAAAGTTCGTTGCAGGTGCTTTACCTCGACACCTTCATCACCTTGCTGCAAGATCTGGAAAACGTACATGAGATCCTCCTTCTTTTGTGGGACAGTACCCACTACGAGGTCCTCTTTGCGGGTGTAGCTCAGTTGGTAGAGCGTCGGCTTGCCATGCCGAAGACCGGGGGTTCGAGTCCCCTCGCCCGCTCAAAAAAGTCCTTGACAGGGAGCATCGCAAAGAGTAACCTTTTCCCTGTTCCGAAGTGCCCCTGAAAACCTGTTAGGTTCTTCAGGTTTGAAAAGTATGGGAGGGGAGTCGCCATGCAGAATGGCACTTGCCCGTTGAAAGCAAGCACAAAGCAAACACGCTTTGCTCCTCGTCCTCGTCGGGGACAAACCCGCAGAGCACACAAGTTCGGGTGCAACTCCCGGCCCCTCCCCCAGTGAGCGCGCAAACTGACGTGCCTACAAGGCAAGATAGCTCAGTTGGTTGAGCGTCAGTTTAAGGAACTGAAGGTCGCCGGTTCAACCCCGGCTCCTGCCGACATTGTAAAAAGCATGTCTTCTCGCGCGCTCATTTTTTGCAGACGAGGGCTTCTGTTACCTAGGCGGAAGCTAACGTCGGTACACCCAGGTTCGACTCCTGGCGTCTGCGCTCGGGTGCACGCAAACAGGCGAGCTAACAAGGATAGCTCAATTAGATAGAGCGTCAGCCTACCAAGCTGAAGGTTGCCGGTGCGATTCCGGTTCCACTCCCGCCCGGCGGGCGGGAAACCAAAGCTTGCCGCCTCGCGTGTTCCCAACCTTTTGAAAACCAGTTTTGGGTGCGCAAATGGACTGGCACACAAGCATGAGAGGGGAAACCCTCTCACCTCGACCATAGGGGTGTCGCAAGTAACGCCTGTCCTCTCGCGCATCCAAGCCCAATTGCGGGGTCGGGTTCCGTGTTTCCGCAGTGAAACACCTGCGGGACGGCACCAGAACCCAGTGTTCTGTGATCCAGGAGGCTCCCTCGGGAGCCGCTGATCTAGGTGCTTGCGCTTGCGCGATCCCGAGGATCAGCAGGGTGCCCCCTCATAAGTACCCGCTTGGTGATGGAACCCGTCCCCGCAACCCTTCCATCAAAAATCAGGAACACACTCGTCGGAGCCTACACGCGGAAATAGCCCAGTTGGTAGGGCAATAGCCTTGTAAGCTGTGTGTCGTCGGTTCAAGTCCGACTTTCTGCACCTTGTAACCAGCTTCGCAACTCGTGTTCCTGATCCTTTTTCCCTCCTCTGGGATCATCAGATCCCGAAATCGAGTAGCTAACCGTACACGGGGGAGCGACGCATTTGCGTCTGCTCTCGAACTCGTCCCTGTAAACAGGGGGCAATTTAACCCGAGCCTACAAGCGAAGGCTCTCCCGTGGCTGTGCTTCTTCGCTGTGCGCTGCGGGGCGACGTAGGAGGATCCCATGGTCGCCGTCTCTCGGGAACGTCTGGAAACCCTCGGCCCGGCCGAGCGCATCGTCAACACGGTGGCGCAGTACCTCGACCACCTGATTCACAATCGTCCAGGCTACATCACTCCCGACCCGAGCGCCAACATCGGCGTGAAGTGGCAACCGTGCTCCTGGAAACTGGAGGACGGGCAGAAGAACGTGTACCGCGAGGAACAGGTTCCCGCGGGACGGGGCAAGATGCGGAAAATCCGTACGCGCATCGGCGTCCTCGGAGATGACGGGGCCATCAGGGACGGGAACCGTGTCATCGGCCAGTACCGCACCTCTGGGTTCTTCCCGGAGGTCGCGATCTGGATGTACCGACAGGTCGCAGAGGTTTTCAAGTCGGACAATGAGTTCGTCGCACACTGGGCCTCGTGGGCATGGGCACGGGAACACCGTGACCTGAAAGTCGTGCTCGCCGCATTCCTGCTCGTTCAGAATCGGACAGGAGAGCCCGTGCGGGGCGCCGACGGAACCGTCGAATTCCTCGATGACGACTTCAGGACCGTCGGGGAGGCCATGTGCCTCCTGCGCGGAAAAACCGGATTCGACGCGAAGCTTCTGCTCCGAGTCGGAAAGTTCCTCGAACTGCCGGGCATCGCGGCCATCAACCGGGAACTCGGTTTCGGCCGTTCCGCGCGGTCGGCGTTCCTCGGGCGCTACCCGAAAGCCGTCGAGAAGTGGCTGCGCAATCGGGAACTGAACCCGAAGGTACTGGAGCGCGACGTCAAGAGCGGGTGGCGTACGACCATCATGGAACTCGCACGCCGGATCGGTTTCAAACCGCTCACGGCGAGGTTCTTCGAGGTGCTGCGCTGGAAGCAGGTTCAGGCCGCGGACGGACGCCGGGCACTGGCGATCGGAGCCGCTGTCAAGGTGGCAGAGTCCTGGGTGGGCCTGTCCGAGACCGAGATCGGCAACCGGATCGAGAAGGACAAGCCGAACTGGAAGCGCATCGTGGGCATGCTCCCGGCCCCGCTGCCTGCGGACGTGAAAACCCCGGCGAACGGCTACCGGGGAGGGCTGACGTGCGCCATCACGGTCGCAGCGATCGAGAACGGGTGCATGTCCAACGCGGACATGATCATCCACTACGCGCTGCTGGAGGAACTGGACGTACTCAAGGTGCCGTCGGTCGCCGCTAAGGTGGCCGTGGCGCGGGCGACTGCCACCAACCAGCGGGCAGCGAACGTCGCTTTGCGTGTCCGGAAAACCGAAAACGTAGCAGCCCTCCAGGAAGCAGCGGACAAGGCTACGGCGCGTGTGATGGAGGAAGCCACCCGGGGCATGCGTGTCTACTGGGTGATCGACAAGTCCGGATCGATGCATACGGCAATCGCGAAGGCCAAAGAGTACTTGACTCGGTTCCTCGGAGGGTTCCCGACCGACCGTACCCACATCAGCGTGTTTGACTCGATCGGGGTCGAAGTTACGCTGAAGGCACCGACCTCGGCGGGCGTGGAGAACGCGTTCTCGAGGTTCAACGCGGGTGGCAGCACGTGTTACGCCGCTGGCGTCGAGGTGTTGCTCCGGACGCACAAGCCGGGTCCGGATGAGGATGCGCTGTTCCTGTTCGTCGGAGACGAGGGCGAGTACAACAACCAGCGGATGATCGAAGTGTTCCGCACCTACGGGGTGACGCCCGGAGCTTTCGGGCTCCTGAAAGTTCCGGGGGAGAACGGCGAGATCGTCCGCTGGACGGCCCAGCAGATGGGGATCCCGTGCCTCACGATCGAGGAGTCGCTGTTCAGCGACCCCTACGCGATCACCCGCACGCTGCGCAACCTCATCGCGTCGACGCCGGTTTCGATGGCTCGCCGTGCCACGCCCGCCGCGCAGCCGCGCAAAACGCTGATCCAGGAGATCCTGGACACCCCGCTCCTCCAGCTGTAACTCCTGGGATCATCCTGTCCCCCATCTGAGTAGTCAGAGGGGGCAGGGTGCCCTGGAGGTTACATGATCCTGCACTACGATGCCAAGCATGGTGAAGCCGTCAGGGACGGGGACGTTTTCGACTGGATCCGTGTCACGAATGATGGGGACATCCTCAATCATGAGCGTGGGGAGGACGAGGTCCAAGTTCTCGTCGGGTCTCAGGTGCTGATCGACGCGGCTCGCCTGATGCACGCCCGGGGCATGCTTCACCTTCCGCTTCGGATCATGTACAAGGGCCTGTGCGTTGGTCCGGACGAGAACGGTCGGATTACGTCCCTCCCGGAGGGTTTCTGCCGGACGATGGACGACATCCTGATGGCGCTCCTCGACCCGGATGAGCTAGCACAGGCCAGGGCACGGAACAAGGCAAAGTGATGCACGACGGTGAATGGGGTTACTACGGAGCGCCAGGAGCAGATCATCTCCGGGTATTCGTACCGAATGTTCGGATCCGGCAAATGGAGCCTGGTTTCACGGTGCTACCCCTTCGCGGGTACGCGGGCTCCATGGCCGTCATGCAAGGAACCAACTGCATCGGATGGATCTCCCCGTCGGATCTCGGCTACCCGGACACGAAAACATGGATCGAGGATACGGGCTATGTAGCCCCAACATCCTGATTCGGTAAAGATCCTTTTGAGTGCCTCCATCAGGTTAGCTGTGGAGGCAACATGAAATTGCTCAGGAATGAATTAATCCGACTGGCACATGAAGTCCCGGAACTGCGTCAGCATCTGGTTCCAATTCTACGGAGGACAGCTATGGAGTTCAGCACCAAGGAGCAGCTTCAGCAGTATCTGAAGGAGCATCCGGATGCTGACAAGTCCAAGCACAAGGTAAAACCCTCCGCAAACCCGCAGACCAAACAGAAGCTCAAGGACGACCCGCAGGTCGGGCCGGTTCTCAAGAAAATGGAAGATCTGGACAAGGGTCCCATCTCCAAGGAGTACTCTGAGAGTTCCAGGGATCTCGAAAATTCCGCTTATGAAGCGGCGGCGCAGATCCCTACACGGGATGTCACCAACTTGAATCAGGTCAAACCGGGAGGACGCTATTTCAAGCAACTCCCGAAAGAGACCCAAACGAAACTGAAAGGGCTCCAAGAGCGTGCGGACAAAGCCAACGAGCAGTACTGGACTGCCCGAAAAGAACTGCAGCACGATCTCATCGGTCTCGGGGGACAGAAACGGAACATGCTTCAAAGGCACTTCCCCGAGATGGAGTCTCTTCTCCGCTAACCTAGATCTTTCCGGGATCATCTCCCACCCAATCCGAGTAGTTTAGTCCAAGGAGGGTCGTCCATGGGATGGCGAGATCTGATCGAAACCAGCCATGCGATTGTCCTCCCATGGATCGGAGGGCGGACAGTTCACTGTCGAGACCGATCTTGGCGGGTGACTGGTCGGCTTCCTGCTGAGTACGGGTGGTACGAGTTCGCCGTGGACGGGAGCCGTAACGCTCGTGTCGGTCGTGAAGCCGACCAGGATCCCGAGTTCGAGAGAGGGCATCAGATCGTTCGGGGCTATCTTGTGGGAGATCGCCTGATCCCGGATAACGTTCGGGTCGACCCAAACCCCGAGAAACTGTTTGATCAGACGGTTCATGTAGCCCTCGTCCCACTGGGGCTCGAAACTTTCAGCCGTGCGGTCGCAATTCGGGATCGGGACGGAAACCTCATCTACACCCGAATGGAGTTCCCACAAGGGGCTGAGGCCGAAGTCGAGAGTGCCTATCTGGATCGCCTGACATCTGTAGATGCCATCTCCGGTGTTACCCCGGCACTTGATCTCGCATTCCGTTGGCTATCCCACCAAAGGGTGCAGGCGGAGAGGCGGGAACGGGAAGCGACGGCACGCCGTGCGGAGGAAGATCGGCAGCGGCTGCGCGCGGAGCAGATGGAAGAGGCACTCCGGAGTATCGGTACCGCCGCGGGACGCCGTGCGCTGGCAGAACATGATTTTCCGGCAGCCGCACGGGCGGCCTTGGCAATCGGGGGAGCGGAGTTTCTGGCTTCCCGCCCGAACGTGAACCGCGGGGAGATGATCGTCCAGTATCGGTATCGACACCGACGATTGGAATGCGTCGTCGAAACCAGGACGCTTCGGGTAGTGGAGGCTGGAGTGTGTTTGGCTGGAAACGACCGGCTGTTCACACTGGAGTCCCTACCCACGGTCATCCGTGAGGGAATGGATACGCATCGTCTTCATGTGTTTCGGCATGGGGACGGTGACATGGACATGGACGACGACTGATGGGTCAAGAACGCTGGCTCGAATTCAGCACCCCAGAAGAATACGCTCGATGCCAGGAGTACCTCTTTTCTGCCCCGGAGATCGGAGTGGAGGGGGAGTATGGATGCTGGTTTCAGTGGAAACCAGCCAATGTGCTGGAGGTGGCCTATACATCTGGGGGTAGAAACTCCGAATTCGCAACCAGCGTCTCTCGGGAGATCGCCAAACGATTTCAGTTGTCTCGTATCGGCGGGGACTGGATCGGGTGGTATGACGACACCGGGGGGGCTCGGGGATACAGCACCTGGGTCGAGTGGATGAAATCCTATGACTTCCGAAAGGACGTTAAGGATTTCACGTTCGAGGAGCCAGAGTTCTGGCTGGAGATGGAAACCTGCGTCCGGGAAATCTTCGAGTCCCTTGACGCGGGGACGCGGGAGGACGATCACGAGGTCATCGAGGTGGCACTCGTGTTCGATCCGAGCGGGAAGACCATCTACTGGCACGACCCTCCGGGAAGAACGGCCGTCAGTATCCCGGACAGTTCCCTTCTGTGGAAAGTGATCTGGGAGCACCGAAAGAACCTCGGTGGGGTGGCTCACACGCATCCGTGGGTGGGAGAACCTCATCCATCCTGGGAAGACCGAACGACGTTTGTGGCCATCGAAGATGGACTGGGCAGACGTTTGATCTGGCCGATCGTGACATTTTCCACCATCAGATATTTCCGGTGGGTGGGTCCGGATCGGTACAACTATGGGATCATCGAACCACCGAGTCGAGTAGCTGACAGTGCGGAACTTCGACGACGGTCCAGACGAAACGGAGGATGAAGATGGAAGCAAATCAGGCACGGCTGAACATCACCTACCACGGTGAACAGGGCGATTTGCCGAACCCGGTCTACTACGACGCGACGGACGTGGAGGTCCGGGCGTGGGCACAGGAGGCCATCCGGAGCGGGTCCGTGATCAACATCACGGCGGATCCCGACGCCGACCTGAGCGGCTTCGAGATCGAGCGCGTCCCGGCGGGTAACGGGTTCCCGAATCAGCTTCTGGTTCGCCCGAAGACCCGGTTCGCATGACAACTCGGCGGTTCGAGCGGACACTGATGTTGAATGCCGAGGGATCGTTCAAAGGGTTCCTCAACGGAGAGTGTCCGCCAAACAGCAACAGCCCCTTCGAGTGGGTCTCGTTGAACATCGAGACCTACACTGAGGTCACCCGGACGGGGTTCAAAAACTCCCGACTCCGGATCCTGGTCGAGATCGAGGAGGAGTCCTCCCAATGATCCGTATCTTCGTTCTGTACGGTGGCTACGTGGAGTCGAGCAGCAACGGCTGCCTCGTCCTCCATCACCGGACGGGGTTCGAGACGGTACTCGACGGACTACGGCATCTGGGGCAGGTGTTCAAAATCGCCGCCGAATGGGAACATGCCCAAAAAGACGACCGGCCGGTGTGCCCCCACTGCTCCAAGCCCATCCGGGAATGGCAGCCGGTCGGGGAGGACGAGATCCGCGATCTGTTCCTGAGCTACGCGGGTGGGGTCACAGACGGAAACCTGAACATATGGGAGATCCTGGACGAACATGGCTGGGGAATAGGGTTCCCGGAGATGGCGTTCAACGAGCCCGTCGCCATCGTCAACGAAATCTCGGAGGAGATCGTGGCGGCCTTGGCAATGGGGGACGAGGCCGAAAAGCCCGTCACCAGGATCAAGGAGATGCGGATGGGGCGGTTCACGATGGAACCCCTATCCTGATAGGAAAAATCCATGACCAATCCAGTCGTCATCGTCGGTGTAGGAGCGCTGGGGAGCCATGTGGCGCTGTTCATTAGAAATCTCCCCCTGGAGATTCGACTTGTTGACCCAGATCGGGTAGAGACCAAAAATACCCAGTCACAGTTCCACACCAAGATGGGGGTGAGCCGCAACAAAACCCAGGCGCTCCAGCAAGCCTTCCAGGCGATGTGGGGGCTCAAAATCGAGGCCAACACAAACCGCCTGACGGCTGACAACGTCCAGGTGCTCCTGGGTGGGGCGGCACTCGTCCTCGACTGCGTCGACAACCCCGAGGCAAGGCACGTCATCCAGAGGTTCGTTCGGGCACAGGGAATCCCTTGCCTCCACGGTGCCATGGATGGCGCAGGAACGCTCGGACGGGTCGTGTGGGACGAGATGTTCAGGATCGACGAGGGAGGCGACTCCGGGCAGGCTACGTGCGAAGACGGACGGAACCTCCCGTTCCACGCGCTCGTGTCCGCCCAGATGGCACTCGTAGCCCAGCGGTTCCTGGAGATGGGGGAGAAGCGCAGTTACCACATCCTGCCCTCAGGGATCGTCAGAATCGGTTGACAAGGGAGAAAATCCCTGCGATACTAACGTTCCCGGGCGCTTGGCGCCCGGGAAAATGCGAGCATGGCCTAGCGGTCGGGCGACAGCCTTCCAAGCTGTTTTAGACGGGTTCGACTCCCGTTGCTCGCTCCATCCGTTACAGTCTCTATACATGAGTTCTCCAAGAGGAGGATCTCATGTTCAACTTTGAACCCGAAAAATCGTCGTGTGCCAAACGAATTGCCTCCAGGTGGTTGTCCGCCAACATGGGGATGTGCCACTCCGCAGCCCAGAGACCTTCCGTGACCCGTGCGGATGTTGAGCGGGCGGTAGGGAAACGGGAAGTTGACCACTACGAGGTCATGTACCTCAACGACAACGACCCGGACCGGAAACGCACATACAAAGATATCAAACAGATCAACTTCGATAGTGTCAAACGGATCAGGGTAGTCTTCACCGAGGGTAAGGGGATCAACATCGACGGGGATGTTGCGTATGCGGACTCCCGTCGTGTGCGACCGTCCAAAAAAGCCTCCTCGGTGGAAATCGAACGGGTTGTCGACCCTTTAGTCGAAGGCGAAAGCTATACCTGTGACATCTGTGGTTCCGGTTTGACCAAATGGGCTCTGATCACCAACAAAGGGGTGATGGGGGTAGACTGTTATCGACGCCTAACTGGGAGACCAGTACCCCGTCAGATCCTTGACCAGGACATGCGTTTTGAAGCCGTAGAACGTCGCATCGCGAGAAAACACAAACTGGTTATCGTGGAGCCGGATCTAAAAGGATTGCGGGCCTGGGAACGTCCGGATGGTAGTGTTCGAGTCCAAAAGAACTTGGCTGGGGGTTACACCTGGGCCGCAACAACGGTTTACAACGGTCTCCGCAAAGAGAAGGCAGGGATCTTCCTTGACATGGAATATGCTGTTGAAGCTGCGGAAGCGTGGCTTGCTCGGTGGAACGCCAAAAAATAAGGAGTCGTTCCTATGTCTACTCCCGAAACTTACACTCAGTGTAAACTGACGAACACGGAGACAAGAGCGTTCCACTTTGCATGGATCCCGACCAAGTTCGCCCAGAAAGGGCGGGTCCTGAGGATCGACACGATGGAAGGTCGCTATGAAGTGACCGAAGCGTGGAGCAGCCTCCCTGCCAAAACGGTGCTGGAACGGGAGCGCCTGTATTTAAAACATCGGGACTTCACGGACATTTGATGCTCACCCGGATAGAACAGGGGGGAGAGTTCCAAGGTGCCAACTGGATCCGGAGCACTGTGTTCGAGGGGCGTACCCCCGTTTTCAGCATGTTTTGGCCGGACAGGATTTTAGTTTCCAGGATCGATTTTTCAAATCCTGGGGATCATCCGGACGCGGTTTCGAGTAGGATCACTTGCCAGGGGAGCGACCCCCATAGAAACCCGGCACGGGGCGGAGGGGGCCGCATTGATCCTGAACGGACGCTGTAAAGCCCTGCCCAGCCCCTCACTTAGGGAACAGGGTGATGAAAGCGGTGCCAAACCTCGAATTTGAGAGCAACTGGGGCTCATAAGGGGAATGGCAACGGGTGAAACCCCCACTGGCCCGGTTCACGTGTCCTGGGGTGAGTCGGCATCTTGAGGCCGACCTTGAAAGGCACTCTCGGGGGCTACACGCGGACTCTTCCACGACACGATGCTTGGATCTGTCGGTGGAGAAGGGATTTGACAAACCAAGCTGAAGCAGGCAACGTCTCGCTTGATAGTTCCCTTCGGGGTCTTGACATAGACGACCTGCACGGTGCCCGAACCGGCGTGCTACTGGGTCGGGAGACTGAGGGCCTGTAGCTCAGGTGGCTAGAGCGAGCGGCTGATAACCGCTAGGTCGGAGGTTCGAGTCCTCCCAGGCCCACAACAATCCCTTGCTTGACCCCTCGGGGTTTAGCAACGTCCGCCCAAGCGGTCGAAACATTAAACCGGGGCACTTGGGGGCCTCGGATGGCAGGCGGAAACAGGCCACGTCCTTGGCGACCCTCTTCGGAGGCTCGTAGGATGCCCGCCAGTAGTTGAAGGGAAGGGGCGCCTTCCCGCCGTCCCCTGGGACGGCCCATGGACGATCTGCATGGGAAACCCAGGGATTCGGGGGCTTTAGCTCAGTTGGGAGAGCGCGGGCTTTGCAAGCCTGAGGTCACGGGTTCGAGCCCCGTAAGCTCCAATCAGTTGTTCTCTGACATCCTAAGTTTGTGTGATCGTAACTGGGGGCGTAACGGTTTCGACGGGGTGAACTGAGGTCAAGCAGCGTGTCGGGGATGTCTTGCACCTCGTAAAAAGCAGGACACAGCTTAATTGCCAACAGCAACGAAGCACCCATGGCGATGGCCGCCTAACAATCGGCCGCGCCCGTTCAAAGGGGAGGGCTCATCGGCCCCGGAGAACGTTATTTAGGTGAGCTTGATACCGCGGGGGTGGCCCTCACAGACCGCGGGTTGAAACCCACAAGAGGGAGGGGTTCGGGAGATGGCGAGGACCGGCCAAACCCGTGCCCGAGATCAAAACGATGGTTCTACACACGTAGACGCTTGGTTGACGACACTTCGGACACGGGTTCGACTCCCGTCGCCTCCTCTTGAGTGTACAGAATGCTTTCTGTACCAGAGAAACTTCCCTACTGGAGTCATAACCTGTAGGGAAACGGGTAGCTTCCGACCGGAATGAAGTACTCGGAACCAGGGATGAGTCATCTTTCGCCTGGGAGAAGAGGACGGACGACCCAATGATGACCTAAGTCGTCTGGTGCCCATCGGGGGTAGACCCGTACCTTTTCGCAGACTTGGTGGTTCCTCACCCGACCGTAAGGTCGCCACCAATGGGGTCCCAGCCCCATCACCAATTGGGCGTGCGGCTCGAACACGTACAAATCGAGACCGCTTTTCCGGAGGTGCGTTAACAACCGGCCCAGATTTAACTGGGCACCAAAAACGTACACCGTCTAACGTAGAGACGGAACCCCAAGAGGCTCTGGGGGTAATGGGACTATGTTGAGGACATCCCGAAGGGGAACGTCCTCTGGGCAGGGTGGCCCTCTTAGTCCCCCTCAATGCGGGTCTAGCTCATCAGGTAGAGCGTCAGCTTCCCAAGCTGAAGGTGGCGGGTTCGAGACCCGTGACCCGCTCTGATACTACGGGGTGGAGGAGTCCGGTTTTCCTCATCTGGCTCATACCCAGAAAATCACGCAGGTTCAAATCCTGCCCCCGTGTCCATGGGGCTAACTCCTAGGTAATGCCCCAGCAGGCCGCGAGACCTTGGGCATCTAAAAAATAGGGTGAACGGGATGTGTCTCGCCATCCCTAGTAACCACCCCATAGGAGATTCGAGCATGTCCCGGTCCGTCTGGAGTTGGGCTTTAACCATGCCTGCAGGAAAACGACGGCTTAGGAAAATCTCCTGGGTGTATCTGGATCTGGAGCAGCGGTTCGGCCCTGACTTCATTTTCACCAGGGAAAAATCCCTACGTCTGAAAACCCTGCTCCGAAACCGGACAAAGGCGGAGGAAACGGAGTACCAGGAACTCCGCAAACAAAGCCGGAGATTCCGGAAAGTCCACCGGAAAAACGAGACCAGTTCCGAGTACTACTCAAAGAGAGTGCAGGAGTTGTCCCGTGCCCGAACCGACCGTTGATTTTGAGACCTGGATGTCCGAGTATCGCAGGGTGTACGCGGACATCCATGAGGACCTGGAAAACCTCGCGGCATACCAGAACTATTTCGATCCCGAGGAACTCCGGGAAGGGTACTACTCAGAAGGAATGACGCCGGAAGAAGCCGTCCGGATGGATCTGTCTTACGCTTGACTTTGGGGCCATAGCTCAGTTGGGAGAGCGCTACCTCGGCATGGTAGAGGTCGCCGGTTCGAGCCCGGCTGGCTCCACCCTTGAGTCGTCCGAAAGAACGAGACTTTGACTTATCTGAAAGGAATGCGCTATCATGAGTGGTCGAGCCGCTAAACTGTTGCGCAAGATCTCAAAACTTCGTGGTGACAACCAGATGCAGTATCGGATTCGGAAGCGCAACTGGGGAAGCACATCCTCACAGGAGCGCGGGAAGTTCCGCCGGGTGATCGAGCGTGCTCTGGAAGACATGAAAAAGAAAATTCGCTAGATAGAAGTGCAGGGTCGTGCCTCTTTCTAACTCGGGATGCAGAGTCATCCCAGACGGAACGACGACTTGGGCAGGTCTGGAGGGCACGACCCTGTTTGGGGCCATAGCTCAACGGAGTCCCGAACAGGAGACCTTCGGTAATCTTTCTATTGGTCTCAGTTTACATGAGACCTCGAAAACAAAGACCCGAATGTCCTGCTTGTGGGAAAACGATTGAGAATCTTCGGAGTCGGTATTGTTCCAACACGTGCCAGATGAAATTGCAGTACCGCAGTTTCATTGCCGATTGGCTGTCAGGTCTGAAAACAGGAACGATAGGATCTGACCAAATCTCTCGGCACCTTCATCGTTTTCTAAGGGAGAAAAACGGGGAGAAGTGCTCAAAATGTGGATGGGACGAGCGGAACCCCCATACGGGACTCGTACCCATTACAGTCGATCACATAGATGGAAACTGTTTGAATAACCATCCTGGAAATCTCCGGCTGCTTTGTCCTAATTGCCACTCCCTGACGGCTAATTATGGCAGTCTCAACTACGGCAAAAGCCGGAGGACAACCAGAAGGGCAGAAGCTACGATGCGTCGGATTTTTGGGGGTTCGATCCCCCCTGGCTCCACAGAGGTTAGGGGCAGCGACGGCGTGTGAACACGCGGGGGCTGCTGCGGGGGATGGCTAGTTGTGAGCAGCACCCGGGGCAACCCGGCTGAAACCATCCCCGAGCCGGTGCAAATCCGGCTTGTTGCTCCAAACCTACCTTCTAGGCTACCCCTCGGGGTAGTCAGCGTCAATCCCACGTTACGGGAGAGGGGGCGCCGCCGAAGCGTGGCGTTAGGGCTTCCCGCTGAAACGAGGGATAGGGCACATCGCTGAAACGAGATGTAGGGATCCCCGCCGAAACTAGGGGATAGGGGAAGCAGGGCCGCTGAAACAGGTCCCGCCGGGAGTAATACTCCCGATATAGGGGTGTCGCCAAGCGGTAAGGCACAGGACTTTGACTCCTGCATCGCAGGTTCGATCCCTGCCGCCCCTGCTTAAAAGGAAAAACAAATGACTACCAAAACACTCAGCATACCGCATCCTGGGGATGTCTGGATGTTCCACCCTTGGGGTTGGCTCATGATCATCCTAAAAGGGGGCAATCAGGAATCCGGTTTCCCTTATCGACGAGTTACCCGAGAGGGAGGAACAGGCCAAGGTTTTCTGGGGGTCAATACCATTCAAGAAGGTTTGGCGAAACGGGTCGAAACCATCAATGGCCAGCCACATTGCTTAGCAGAGCCCTAACTTGGAGATAACCAATGGGTTGGACTGATCACGCCAAAACCGAGCTTCGTGCTGGACGCCCCGTTCAAATCCGCCCCAAAGGGAATTCCATGCTCCCACTGGTCAAAAGTGGGGCCCTGGTCACACTCGATCCCGTCACCGAAACGACTCCTCTTGCCAAAGGGGACATCGTTCTCGTCCACGTTTCCGGCCACGACTACCTGCACCTAATCAAAGCTGAAAGACAAAGTCGTTACCAAATCGGGAACAACCGAGGCCGGATCAATGGTTGGGTCGGGCGTTCCAGCATCTACGGCAAAACGGTAGAGATCGACAACTCTGCACAAGGATAGAACATCGTGTGGGGCCTGCTGCTCGTTTATGCAATGCTGGGAGAACAGGGTGGGGTACCATCCGTTTGGGCTGGACCGATCCTGCTCGGAGTCATGGCTCCGGTTGTTTCCATAGGATTCCTGCTCTTCTGCCGTCACGGGGCCAAAATGGAGCGGGGGTACTACCCCAATGGCCCCCGCGACAAAGGCTTCTGGAAACGGTTCATGGATGGGGAACCACTCTCGAAAAAAGCTTTCCAGCGCGAATTCGACCGACCAACAGCCATTGGCACGTTCCGGGTGCTCGCATCCTTCTCTGAGAGCGATGCCGTCCAGGATCAAAGTCAACGGGAAACTGATCTTTGAGGGGTCGCCCTACCACGCTTGGTGTGAGGGATGCCAGAGTGGGTGGGGTCCTTCCATAGCTCTCCGAGTGTTCACATCCCGCAGTCCAGTCGACCGATATGGAACCCCGAAAGCTCCGGGATCATCCCCTCCAGGCGCAGAGTAGCACCCCTATGAAGACGGAGAACCTCATTCAGTGCCCGCTGTGTGAACGCCACGTCCCCCAGTCTATCCTGGAGGCACATCACCTGAAAACGCGCCGCAAGGACAAGAAAGGGACAGAGAAAATCTGTCGGGAATGCCACCGGCAGTTTCACGTGCTCTTCGGGAACAACGAGATCCGGAACACAGAGCTTGGCCTGGATACCCTGGAGGGCATCCTGGAGAACGAAGAGTTCCAGCGGGCGCTGAAATTCATCCGAAAGGTTCCGCCGGGTACGTCCATCACCGTCAGGGAATCCAACCTGCGGGGGAAACGCCGGTAATGGGATCATTTCCCTCAGGGTCAGAGTAGGTTGTTTGAACCAGGGGAGGGATCATGATGAGCGTTACCTTCTGGTGTCCCGAGGCTCCGCGCCGCACGGTCACGAAGCCCTGCGACTTTCCGGGTTGCGTGCCGGGCAATCGCTGCGGGTACTGCGATGACGGCGTCGAGTCGGAGCGCGTCAGCGACGCCCCCGAGTTCAACCTCTGCAACGGAAACGCCCGCGCGATCCTCGGGCTGGTGGGCCTCGCGGCCATGCCCGAGCCCATCGAGTGGACTCTCCACCCGAGCACCAGCGAGAACGAGACCGCGCTGCCCATCTTCACGGGCGGCGAACTCTACGGGGAACTGACCCTCGACCAGATGGCGACCATTCGGCAGCGCCTTCTGGTGCTCCTAAACAGCGCCAAGCGCCGAGCCCCCGGCATCCGTGAGGGTGTCGAACTGATGGGCGAAGAGCGGGTCGAAACCGTCACCGAGGGCAACGTGGTACACGTGGAGGTGATCCCCGCCTCCCCCCGCCTCATCGTGGGCGAGCTTTCGGACGAGATGATCGTCACACGGCTGGAGATGTTCGACCGCCTGCTCGCCTGGGGGCAGAACCACCTGCTGATGGTTTCGTGGGGCTGAAACCACCCTCCCCCGGGTAACATCTTGATGTGCGGGCTCGTAGCTCAACTGGTTAGAGCAAGAAACTCATAATTTCGAGGTCCTCGGTTCGAATCCGAGCGAGCCCACCAGTTTCATGGGTATGGTGTCCTGCGTGGTTGACCCTGGTGTGTCACTCGGAGCCTCCTTTCCTCGCCTCCGGGCGAGAGTATCTACCCCGCACCAAGTATCCCCTACTTGTGACGAGAGGTAGACGGCCATGAGCAAACACACCATTCGTATGTTCTCCCGGATCGCTGATCAGAAAGTCCCCATCGGAACCTGCAATCCTGCACAAGCACGCATCTTGGTCAAACAGGAGCTTGCGTCTTGGGTTGACGGGGAGCTTCAGCTTCTGCTTCGACCCGTGTTCCTGGATGTCATTCAGACCAATGAGCATTTGATGCGGGGACCGTTTGACGACCAGAACACGTCCCAAGCGGAACTCGACCGCCGTCTCCAATGGTTTAAGATGGTCATGCTCCGCGGCAGCCAAGCACTGGCTGGCTGTGGACAACCGGCGGAACGACTCGGACCCCGCATCCAGAAGCAACTGCAGGAAAGCTGGAAAACGGCTACGCTTTATGCAGGCCCCGAGCTAACGGAAGAAGAGGCCCAGGAGTTTTTCCCGGTCGAGGAACCTGGGTCGTCCAAACTCGAATACGGGTCAGAGGAGTACTGGAAACTCACCGTATTGTGGCTGGAACCTGGGTTCTATCTGGATGAAGGACGTATCCAGTGGGATCTGAACTACGTCCCGTCAAAAACTACCCCGGAACCGGGAGTCTACATGGGACCCGGCTTGTCGGGAAACATGGACGTTTTGGACGTGGTTGCAGAAACTCTCATAGAGAGGTCGGAGTCTACCGACCCCTCGTATTCCCCTCTCGCGATTGTTAATCGCGATGTAATCGAGTCCCCCGTAGAAAAAAAGAAAATTCCGAGTAGCCCCCTGTTCCAATCCATCAACGTAGCCGGTTTCACGGTAGATCCTTGGGGGGAGATCGTTCCCGTTGAACCCGAAAAAACGAAAGAACCCTATGCATGGTCAAAAGTTTCGTCGTACTTCGACGAGGACAAAACACCAGCAGAGTCCTTGGAAGGACTCTGGGATCTTCCCCCTGAACCTGAGCCGGTTCCCGAGATAGGCTGGACTGAGGTGAAAGCCGATGACAGAAGAACAGAAAAAAAGTGCAATCCGGAAGATGCTCCAAACCCCTGAGGGTCGGGCCAAACTGGCAGCCTCCATGAGGCCGGTTTTCCGGTGCGGGGGCTGTGACTACCGGGACGGCAAACGGTACTACATGATCGGGGGGCAATGGCGTCCCGTTGAAGAAGATGACCAGGGAACGTACCTCGTCATCAATGGGACGAAACACTACCGGCAATGGTAGAACTGAGTTTCAGTCACATGAACATTCTCGGGATTGACGAGGTCGGACGTGGCTGTCTGGCCGGGGACGTGTATGCCGCCGGAGTCCTGGTCAAAACCGACTCCCATCCTGTAGATGGGATCACGGACAGCAAAAAACTCACTGCCCGCAGACGGTCGGAACTGTCGGCGGCGCTCCGAAAATGCCATGAGATCAAATGGGTCATCGAGAGCGCCTCCGTCCAAGAGATTGACCGGATCGGAATTGGTCGGGCAACGGAGACTTGTTTCCGCAACATCATCAACAAGATGATGGAAGGAACCGAGCCGATCTCCGAGATCATCATTGACGGGAACGCGATCTGGGCAAAATACGCATTTCGGGTCCCGACCCGATTCGAGCCCAAAGCCGATGCTAATCACTGGTCGGTGGGTGCCGCATCCATCCTGGCAAAAGTCGCCAGAGACACCTATATGGAGATGGAGTCTAAAAACTACCCGGCCTACGGGTGGGACTCCAACAAAGGGTATGGAAGTGCCGCCCACATCGAGGCCCTCCGTCAGCACGGGCTGACATCCTTGCATCGAAACAAATTCTGTGCTACTGCGCTCTCTGGGCACGTCAGACCAGTCGATGATGGAGTAGATCTGATCACGATGTTCGAGGCTCCTCCAGTGAAACAGGAGTCCGACCCGGCGTTTGATCTCCCCGACTTGTCCGACATTTTCTGAAAGGTCCCGGGTTTGAGATATCTCGGTCGCAAAACAAGCCTTCTGGACTGGATTTTCCGACACATCCTCCGGCATGTTCAGGATCTGGGGTGGACTACGGGGAAAACCGTGTTCCTCGATGCCTGCTCCGGAAGTGGGGCTGTGGGGGGACGGGCGATCCAGGAAGGATTCCAACTGATCTCGAACGATCTACTTCCCTTTGCGACCCACGTTGCCCGGGGAAGGTACGGTGTTCCCCTTTCCCAAATGGAGGAGGCACGAAGCCTGATCGGGGAGATCAACCAGCTTCCTCCCAGAGAGGGACATTTCTACCATTCCTACTCCCCGGCAGGGGGACGCAAGTACCTGACCGAAGACAACGCCAAACGAGTTGACTCGGCGCGAGCGTTCATTCAGCAGGTAAAGGATCCAGCGCTTCAGAGCTACCTCTACCTGTGCCTGATCGAAGCTCTGTGCAAGGTGGAAAACACCACTGGGATCCATGGGGCTTACCTGAAGGCGTGGAAACGAGATGCCCACAACCTTCTGATTGTAGCTCCGGAGCCTACAACTGGAGATGGTACGGCGGTCGTTTTCAACCGGGACATTCACGATCTGTTGGAGGATCCCGGTTTTCGATCCCAGTACATGGAGGACGTGCTCTACATCGACCCTCCTTACGTATCCCGAGAGTACGCCCCCAACTACCATCTCTACGAGGCCCTCGTGGCGCCCCAGGATCCCGTTGTGCGGGGCATTACAGGACTGCCCGAGGGTTACGCCAGGAGTGAGTTCTGCGGCCGTACAGAGGCCGTAGAACGATTCTTGAAGGGCATCCTGAACCGCACCAGAGCGTCGCTAGTCGCCATCAGTTATAGTTCCGATGGTACAGTGAAACTGGAACGGCTGACTGAGATCCTGACGGAGGCTTTCCCGTCAGAGAGTATCGAGGTACACGTCAAAGGGTATCCCCGGTACAAATCTGATGGGGAGGAGGCCGAGCGCGAGTATAATACAGAGTACCTGAGGGAGTACTTGCTCATTGTCCGGAGGTCGGACGGGGGCGGTCTGTTTTGAACGGGGTGTGGGGGAAATGGCGAAACCTGTAGAGAAGGTGAAGTGTCCAAAGTGCCACAACAAATACAAGGTCAAACTGCAGAAGGGCAAACCCAGCCGGGGGTGCCCGTACTGTGATCCGGCACCGGAGACCATTGCTACAAACCAACCCACCACACTGGAGTGTCAGCCTACGGGCGCATAGCTCAGTTGGTAGAGCACCTGGGTCACATCCAGAAAGTCGGAGGTTCGAGCCCTCCTGCGCCCACTTGGGGGTACCATGGCTACGTCACGACGAGCAGCCGTCACTGAGTTGGATGAACTCTCCGCGGATGAAAACGCGGCACTATCCGCGGAGCGGCGGAGATGGTTCAAAGAAGGGCGCTGTCCTCAGTGCGGTGAATTGGGGCCGTTCGTACAAGGGGCGCCCGTGTGCTCCTTGCATGGACCCTATGCCTTCGTGAATCCTGACAAGGACGACGGACGCAAATTTGAAACGGAGAACGAGGGGATTGACTAAGGTGGGAGATCGAAGGATCATTTTCGCTGACACCGCGCAGGTTGAAGAGCTTGATCCCTACGTGGATCAGGTTCTGATTGCCTTGGGCCATCCTGACGCCTGGGTTTCAGACGAGTCCATGATCTGGGATTTTGGTCTAACTCCCGAAGAGATCGATGCCGTGTCAGAACGCCTGGGGGTTCCGGTCTCCAAAAAGGACCGCATCATCGAGGTAGCCAAGCGCCTGCAAATCCTTCCCAACTGAGGGGTCATTGACCCTCGCCTCAGAGTAGACCCTTGGGAAACGGCAAGGATCTACGAATGCCCCGATACGACATCCACTCCGAGGTCTGGCTCTCCGGCTACGCTGATGCGAGTTTCGGAGATGGCAAAGGCACCTGGGCTATCTGGGTGCGGGACAACACCCAGCGCATTCTGAAAACGGGCATCTGTCCGTCATGGGTGCAAAGTCTCGTTCAGGCCAAACTGTATGCCGTTTCGATGGCTATCACGACTGCGGTCAAAGAACTCGACAGTTCTTCAGCCTCGGCTCTGACCATCAAGGTACCCTCTCAGGCCGTGTGCCAATATTTCAAGTGGTTCGGGCGTAAACTGCAGTGCCCCGAGGCCGTGGCCGTAGTCAGGATGTCCCAGGAGTTGGCGACCAACGCGGGAGTCAAACTTTTGATTGCCAAGACCCCGGGGGAAAAGAACCTGTCCAACCCCCAGAGTTACGGCAACATGCGGATCGATCACATGATAGCGGAAAGTGTCCGGGCGGGGAAAGAGATGCGGTGGGCGTGCCCCATTCATGGAGTGGGATCATTCGAACGATTCCCTGAGTAGTCCTCCTGGAAACGGGGGAGCCATGATCATCAATCCGTATCCCTGCACGAGCCTGGAGTGCGCGGGACTCTACATCGCGGCGCATCCGGAACTGCGCGTCGGGCTGACGAGCGGGACGTTCGATCTGTTCCATGATTTCCACGAGCGGTACCTGGAGCGGTGTCGCAGACGGTGCGACATCCTGATCGTGGGGGTGGACTCGGACGCCGAGGTGCGCAGAGTGAAAGGTCCGGGACGGCCCTTCCAGAGCGAGTATCAGCGCCGGATGCTCATGGAGGCCAACAAGAACGTGACCTTCTCCTACATCCAGGATGGGGTGGAGGATTTCGTTCGAGTGGTCGAGACCCTCCTGGGTATCCGCGGGGGCCGCGTGTTCCGCAACGACATGTTCGAGGGACGCGAGAATGAGGTGGCTCTGGGCACGGCTCGGGACAAGGTTCAGGTCGTCATCGTCCCAGACATCGATGAACTGAACAGCACAACTGCCCTGTCCGACCGCGTCCGGGAGGTCTGCGGGCGCTCCTGATGGAGTAGGATCTCCCGGGAATGGATCGTCCTTGGGAGGTTCTGGATGCCCTACGAAATCGAGCGCAAGTTCCTGGTGCTGCCGGATCGACTGCCAGTTCTACCGCAGGGGGTGATGATCCAGCAGGGATACCTGCTCGTCGGTGACCCCTCCGTCAGGGTACGGCACCTGTTCGACGGTTCGACCAAGAAGGGGACGATCACGGTCAAATCGGGAAAGGGTATCTCCCGAGAGGAATTCGAGTACGAGATCCCGGAACGGGCAGCGTGGGACATCCTGAAACGGTGCAGTCCGAAGATCACGAAACTCCGGCGTCGGATCGGCCGTTGGGACGTGGACTTTTTCCTCGACCTGAATGTCTGGCTGGCGGAAATCGAGTTGGCCTCGGAGGACGAGAGCATCGAGATCCCGGATTGGGCAGGGGAAGAAGTAACAGGGGATCCTCGCTTTCTGAACATGAATATGGCAAAGTAACGCGAAGAAAGGGCGATTAGCTCAGTTGGTAGAGCGGCAGAGTTACATCCTGCATGTCACAGGTTCGAGCCCTGTATCGCCCACAGAGAGTGCCGATGAGCGCCGGAAACGAAAATGTAAGGGAACACATCGCCAAATTGTTGGCTTGGGCTTCCCGTCAAACCGAGAAACTCGGATCCAGTGTCCGGCGAACAGGGAATCTGGATGGATTGTTTTGGGCTGAGATGCCCTTTTGGAAAAACGATCCGCCCCCGGAGTTACACCGGGGAGGCAAATGTACGCGCCCGTAGCTCAGTTGGATAGAGCGGTGGCCTTCGAAGCCAAAGGTCGGGGGTTCAAATCCCTCCGGGCGTACTATCCGCGAACAACGGTGATGATAGACAGGACGTTCTCGTCCGTATCCCGTCGTTTCCCCATCACGTAAATTTTCCCCTGGGGCACATCCGGGTTCGAGATGACCCTAGCGCCCCAGAGAACCGATTCCCATCCCATCTCCCGATATTTTTCCCGCAACTCGATATCCAGGACATCTCGACCGAACTTCCGCAGGTCGGCATAGTCCCGGGGATTGAAAAAACATGCCGTCACTTTGGCATCCCGGTTCTCAACCAGTGCGAAGGCATCTGCCATGATGGCCACAGAAAGAGGAGCAATGGCCGGGACAACCTGAATAGGGTACAAGTCCTGACAGGATCGCCACTCGGTGTAGAGATCCATAATCTCTTCCGCATGCAAATCCTGCTTTTTGGTCACGTCCGGGATGCAGAGAAGAAGCTGCGTCGTCAGGTAGTTGATCGTCCCGATGATCTCAGCCGCCAATGCCTGAAACGTGTCCGAATCTTTACGAGCATCCTCCAGAGCCCGCTGGAAATTTTCCTCATGGATCAACATCGAAATCCTCCTCCTCAATTCTGTTTCGATCGCACCATACCCGTGTAGAGTAGAAGAGATGAAAGGAGAATATGAACATGGATGCAAACAGGCGGGCATTTGTAGGAGGGGGAGCCGCGACCCTTCTTGGGGGTTGGCTGGGACTCCGGGGATCGAAAGTTTCCGCTCAGGAGATGACGAAACCCGCGTGTACCCTCAAGGAATGGGATGAGACGTGGGATGATCTCCCGGTACACATTATTGACATGGGGCTGCCCTTCGACGACCCGGTCGTGTTTTTCCAGGTAGGCAGTCACCGGGTACTGGTCCCCAGGCACTCGGAGAACGAAATGCGCTGGGGACCGCAACACCAGGAACTCTCCATGGATGTGCTGCTCAGGAACCGCATGAAATCCTTGCATGAGTTGGTGCTGAAAATGGAACGGGATGGCGTTCCGGGCTGGGAAAAAACGGCCTACCTGATGGTCGTGACCAGATGCCCGTCAGGCGTGCGCTACGGGCTCTTCAGTGGCCCCGGAAACATGACCCTCGATCACATGCACATCACGGCACCCGCCCGCATGCTGTTTGGCTGACCCGTACCGAGCACCTTTTTGCTTTCCAGGTGTTTTTTCGCTGGACATCTCAGGCCGGATGCTGGCAAGCTCCCGGTTCGAGTAGATCAGGTTGCCCCCCAAAGTTGGGGTGGACGCAAAATGGAAATGGGAGCGATTCGAATGGCAGATGCAAAGGTTCGTGATCCGCGGGTTCCGGCTGTCGGTACGGTTCTGACTCGCACCTTCAAGGGCACCACGTTCAACGTGACGGTGACCGATGCGGGCTTCGAGTACGAGGGCACGGTGTACAAGTCCCTCTCGAGGCTGGCGGGCGAGGTCACGCGCCAGAAGGCCGTTAACGGCTTCAGCTTCTTCAAGCTGGGCGAGTCGGCGCAGAAGCGCCCGCGCACGGCGAAGGCGGATGCGACGCCCGCCCCGACCCCTGCGCCGGTCGCGAATCAGGCCGCGCCGGTCGGCCCCGGGACGCCGCAGCCCGTGGCAGCCCCGCAGCCCGTGGCCCCCGAGCCCCCGGTGGCCGTCGCGGCGCCCCCGACGGCCACGACCTCGCTGCTGTCCGAGAACGACATCTGAGTCGGTCCGTCCCCTCCTGGTGTGTCTTTGAAGCCTTCGGTCAGAAGGCTGTGCCCCCGTCGTCTAGCGGTCTAGGACAACGGCCTTTCACGCCGTAGCTTCGCCGGTTCAAATCCGGTCGGGGGTACGTGGGACCATTCCGGGCCTTATCCGAGTAGAAGGTCTGGGAGGAAGAGATCTATGTTGGACTTGAACGGTCTCAAGCTGACGGGGGCTTCGGCAAGCGGGGTCGGAACCTGTCTCGTGGCGCAGAACTACGGCGTCGCGGTGGACATGGGGTTCTGCACCCCGGCTGCACGAAGCTGCCGTACCGTGCTCCTGACGCATGCCCACGTCGACCACGTGGCAGCGGCAGTCGTGCACGCGGCAACCCGGGACATGCTGAGTATGGAACCCTCTCGGTTCGTGATGCCCCAGGAGATGCTGGAACCGTTCCGGGAGATGCTTCAGGCTTTCGGGCGCCTTCAGAACGAGGAGTTCCGCTATGAACTCGTCGCTCTGCCTCCAGGCGAGTCCCTGCATCTCAAAAAAGGGCTTCGGGTGGTCCCGTTCCGATCGTGTCACCGGCTCCCGAGCCTGGGGTACCTGCTCTACGAGTCCCGCTCGAAGTTGAAGGCTCAGTTCGTGGGCCTTCCGGGCGAGGAAGTGGGGCGCCTCCGCAAGAGCGGCGTCGAGGTGACGGATACGGCCGAAACGCCGGTCTTGGCGTTCACGGGCGACACGACGCCCGAGGCGCTGTTGCACCCCGACCTGATGAACGTCAAGGTGCTTGTCACCGAGTGTACCTTCATGGGGAAGGACGTGAGTGTCGAGTACGCGCGCAAGATGGGGCATACGCACCTGGACGAGCTTGCCCCGCATCTGGAGCGCCTCGGCTGCGAGACTTTCGTCCTGACGCATTTCTCCCTGCGGCATAGCAGTCAGGAGATGATGGACGAGGTGGAAAAGCTCCCGGAATCCGTCCGCAACCGCGTCGTCATGTTGTTCGAAGGTGAAGGCCCAGTCCAGGGTTGGTAAGCATCCCCTTTCCGTCCCGCGGAAGAGACTAGCTTCCAGACCTCGTTCCGAGTACATTTAGGGATGCCGAGTCACAACGTTCGCTGTTCAATCGGAGTCAAACATGAGAAAGAGATACAGATGAGGTGATGTGATGGACACGCTCGTACTCAGCAGTAGCTACATGGTCCTAGGTCAAGTTCCCTGGAAGCGGGCCATCAAAGACCTGCTCAAGGGACGTGCGGAGGTCTTGGCGACCTACGCCGACAGGTTCATCCACAGCTTCGGGGGACTCTTCCCGATGCCGTCGGTCATCCGTTTCTTGAGCAAGACGAGCGGGTACTTTCGGCGGGGGGTGAAGTTCAACCGCAAAAACCTGTGGATCCGGGATCAGGGCGCATGCCAGTACTGCGGGCGGAAACTGTCCATCAAGACCTTCACGCTCGACCACGTGACCCCGGAGTCCCTGGGGGGTAAGGCATCCTGGGAGAACCTTGTGGTCTGTTGCACTCCTTGCAACCAGCACAAGGCCAACCGGAGGCCGGAAGAGGCGGGCATGAGACTCCGGCGCCAGCCCGTCAAACCGAAGTCCCTGCCGTCGAAGGATCTTTTCACCCTGTGGGGTGGGGATATCCCGGAGACCTGGAAGGACTACCTGGGATCCGTCAGCTACTGGCACGGCTCTTTGACCTGACCTAAAACCCACCCGGGGACAACCCGGGTGGGTTTTTCTCTTGCTGCCTCGGTACAGTCACTGAGTTCTCATTTCTCGAAGGAGAGAAAATGCCGAGCAGCAAACTTCGTCCATCCGATGTCAAATTGCGTCGTCCAGCGCACTGGGACGGATGGATCCCCACCTTTACTGGAAGTGGTTTTCGACCGATCTCGCCTCGTGTGGAGGATGTTCGGTTAGAGGACATCGCACAAGGACTGGCGTACAAGTTTCGGTACGGAGGACAATCCGAGCCGGTAACGGTTGCGGAGCACTCGATCCTGGTGTCTCGAATCATCGAGATCCTGTGGCCTTCCTCCCAGCAGATGCTGTCTGGGCTCCTCCATGACGCCTGTGAGGCGTACACCCATGATCTTCAGGCTCCTGTGCGGAAACACATCCGAGTGGTGCAACCCAACGGGGAGATGATCGGTTGGGGGGACATGGAGCGCAACATCAATCAGGTGATTGCGAAGGCACTCGGAGTGGGGATCGACTTTTACACAGCCCCGGAGGTTCAGGCGGCAGACATCCTCGCTGCCTCGTTTGAAAAGGAACAGATCCCGGTGCTGAAAAGGGCCGGGCACTGGGGTTTGCCCAACATCCCGGTGGAACTGGCAGGGCTAGAGATCGAATATTTGTCCCCGAAAATGGCCAAGGATGCTTTTGTGGGCCGGTTTCACGCGCTCAGTCGGGAAGTGCCGGAACAGCCCGATCAGGAATGAGCGACTCCAATTCATCCGCGGCATCCTCAAGCGAATCGGAAAACCGATTCAGCCCGTCCACCCGAGCCATCACAACCGGAGGCTCGTAGTTTCGGATCCGCTCTCCGAGGGAAGCCTCCCTCAGATCTTTTGCGATGACACGAAGCCGTGTGATGACACCTACCAGATCCCGCTGAGTCAGTCTAGCCATCAAGTCACCTTCCGAACAAACTCCTCGTGAGCACCGTACCGCCCAGCGGGCCGCTTCGGATCCGGCTTCAACTGAGGGCATGTTCCGAATCTGGTGATCGAGATACCCCGATCCGGTCCTGTGTGTTTCTTGTGCTCATACCTGTGAAAAGAGCACTCCCCCCAATCCCCACGGGGAGGGAACTGCGCATGGGAACAGTCCTCGCACCCTAGTGGGATCGTGTAGCCAATTTCGCGGAGCTTGGCGAACTTGTTCTCATCAGGCATCGAAGATATCCTGTGCCGACGCGATCGGATCTTCCACGGGCTGAACCTCTTGCCGGGGTCCCTCCAGGTTCACCATTTGACCCCGAGGCCATCGGAAAGGAGGCAGAGGGCTCAGTTCCCGTGCCCTTCTTGTGTAACACCCCCGGAACTCCCCGCTCCTGTCAGTAACAGTTGGGAGATCCTCATCCCTGAGCCAACCAACGAGGTACACCAGATCGTCCCTCTTTTTCGGAACCAATGCAAGGATGTAGATCCAGTTTGGGTGTCTCTCTGCGGGACGGACTGGGAGGGTGTACCCGACGGGATCCTCTCCAGCACGCATGCGGGAAGTCTTGATGTCAATGTTCGAGTCCAGGATGTCGGCTCCGCCGTCTCCCGATGTAGGATTGGCGTTGGCCTTTTCCCGCGCCCGAACGTACTCCTTGGTATCCCCCGTCAGGTATACGGATAGGGCGAACTGCCCCAACTGACCTACAAGCTGATCCTCACCCATTGCCTGTGTTCGACTCTGGGGATCCCGGACGTGAGACGTTCCGCCGACCTGAGCTTTTTCCGCCATCTGACGGATGAACGCTTGTGCCTTTGGAGGGACGGTAAAAGCGATCACGTCTCGGGTCGAGACTCTTTGTACCAGTTCAGGCATGTCAGGGCTCATCCGGATAGAGCGGTTCCGGGGTCCAGGGCACGATGCGATCCTTCAGTACGTCCCACGTGAGGCCCCGACAATCCCCCTGAGGGGGGCACAGACGGCAGTGTTCACACACGATGTGCCCCCAAACGGTCAGCAGTCCGTCCGGAAGACGCTCCACGTGCTGAATCATAGCTCCGCCAAGAGGCAGTACCTCCTGAACCTGACCCTCGGACCAAGCGTACAGCAGTTCTTCATCTAAACTTCGAGGCTCGTTCATTTAACCTCTCTGGGATAGAGAACCAGATACCCGCAAGCGGAGCAGAAACCGTCCCCGGCATCTCGGCACTCGTCAGCACACTTTCGAGGACCGTCTGCCCTGGGGGTATCCCGATCACCAAAAAAGAAACGGACACGGAGAGCGAGATCGCACAAGGCGTCCTCCATGCTCTCGGCACCGCAGTCGAGATTCAGGACGTGTCCCTGATCCCAACGCTCATGCCTTTGTGCCTCCGGGTCGGCCTCAAACCATGTATGTGCTTCGATCCAGACCCTGAACGCTGTGTTGCGCGGGTCCTCCGACCAATGCCCGAACCCTTGGATTTCCTCTATCGTCGGATCGACGTAAACAAAGTCAAAATGAAGGCACTGTTCCATGCGTCCCCAACGAGTTGACTGCTCTACCCAACCGGATTTGTCGCAGTCCAGATCCAAAAGGTCGTCCGGAACAGTTCCATCCGGAGGCGCAAGAAACGTCCAGGGGTAAGTCCAGATGTCATGCAAGGACAACCAGGACAGCAACTCCCGGCGGGTTTCCAGGTTCTCAGGAGGGCTCAGCCTGTCTCGGTGGAATCTCGGGGTAACCCGAGTCCATGCCTGGAGGAGGTTCTCCGTGGGGTCCAGAAGACCCTCTGGTCTAGAGAACTCTGATGTCCAGTTTGCCGCAGTGTGTGGAACAGATGCCCAATCCTGCCAAAATTCCAAGTGCAAAACTGGGTTTGGTGCCCAGATCCCTTTAACGACTCCTACGCGCTGCCCCTGTTCCACTTGGGTTCCGGGGGTAATCGATTCGTCGACCTGGATCTCGCAATAGCAGACAACCCCGGAAAAACCCTCGACGCAGATGGTCTGGAACGAAGCGTCGTTGCGCAACAGAGTTCCGACGTTTCGGACTAAACCTGACTCTACCGCGTGAACGGGGGCACCCTTCGGAGCCGCGAGATCCACTCCCGAATGATACGTGTGATCCTCTAGCAACTCTTGGAACGATCCCCTCATACCTGATCGGGGGATCTCCCACACGACGTAACCAGGAAGAGGCCAAACCCAATTGCTCATACGTGGAACCTTAGTCCTTGAAGATGACTCGGGATGTGCGGTCTACCTGATCGACGGCATCATTAAGTGCTACTCGTTCTGGCCCCACACATGACGCAATCCGAGTGGAGAAATCCTTCCGCAGCTTGTAAGAGATGACCTCCTCGAAATAGTCCCCAAACCGATCCCCCAGAGCTTGTTTGAGATGCTGGATGTCGGCATCTGAGCGCATCGACAAAGATGCCTTGTGTGGAATCACTAAACAGTGTGAGCCATCAGGGGCGTCAAAACGGGCGGGAGCGTCGGAAGGCACTTTGGCAGCCTCGTCCCGAAAACGTACCTTGATGGCATCAAGTACTTTGTTGGCCCGTTTGACGACCCACCACAGCCGTTGCCCAAACACCACCAGATCTGGAATGGACATCTGGTCCAGTTGGGCGGACTCCGCTTGCCCCAAAAGCACTAGCGACTGTTTGACTGAGGTAATCCAGTGCTGGACAGTCATCAGGGATCCCTTCCAAACTCTTCTTTGAAACAGGGTTTGTGGTACATCGCGGATCCGCGTCCCCGGGCATTGGACCCAGCGATATACACCCAGACTCCGCGTTCCCCCACGGGGATGATCTGTCTGCAACGCCGACAAGGGGTCTGCGCTTTCGTGGGCACCTCATTCACGATTGCCCCCGCGGGTAAAACTCCAGTCCCGGCCGGAATCATCTCGGTAGTAGAAGATGTCTGAACTGTTGGTACAGCGCTCGGGGTCGCTGCGACCGGCGGCGCTGGTGCCACAACTGGAGCGGGTGCTGGAACTGCCGCCGACTTCGGACGAGCCGTGGCTTTTCGGTTGTCCTCCGCGTCCAGTGTGACCGCGATGTCCAGCAGCCTAATTTGCACCTCTTTCGAGCACAGATTTTGAAGGGCACAGTCCTTACAAGTTGGAGCCTGTTCGGACAGCGCCCCCATACAGCCCATCTTACTGGCGACCAGACCGAGGATGTAAGGGTCGGAGAGGAACTGCGTGTCGGGTTTTGGTACGGGGGCTGGTAGGACTTGGGGCTGCACGACGGGCGGCGGGGTAATGGGAGCCGCCCCTACGGGGACAACGGACGACGTGGTGCCGCTCAGAGCCGATGCTGCCCGCACCCCGTCGGGGGTCAATCCCCACCTCCCTCGACCATGTCGCGCGCCTAGTCCCTGTTCGCAAAGATCCTTGAAGGCAAACTGAACCCAGCGTTCCACCCACGGGATATCGTTGTCTGTGACGCCGTATTGTGCCCGATCGATGTTCATCCGGGAGAAGATTGGATCATAAACCCGGTCGTAAGAAACGGGCACACCGTCTTTGAAATAGGTCAACTCCCCCAGCGTTAGAAGAAGAGGCTCTCGGAAACTTTTGGCGCTGGGGGTCTGTCCCTGCACGCTCATTTTTTCCCCCGGACGGCCAGCGACAACTCTCCCGCTCCGATGTGGGACTTGTCCCCCTCTGGAAGGATTCCACCCATCGTAGGACTCATGATCTGATCTGCTTTTTTGCGGTTCTCCTCATCCGGAAGACCATCCACCCAAACCCGCTTGGCAAAACTCAGCAGGTAGGGATCTACTCGATTCGTGACTCTGACGATGTCCTCGGCATGTCCCAAAATGGAACAGATCGCCCGGTGACTGAACTCTGCATGAAGGTCGTCTTTCGCAATCGCGTCCCGGAGTTTTTTGGTGACATCTTCCATCTTGGTAAAAACACTCGGAACTTTCTGAACGAGCACCGGGAACTTGGCACGAAGGATTGGCCCCTCGTCCTGCCAGTCCATCCAGTGAAACTGGATCTTCCGCTCGAAACGATCCATCAACGAGGCATCGATCGGGTTGGCACTGATCATGCGGCCTCGTTCATCTCCCCCTCCGGCAGTGTTCGCGGTTGCCGCAATGATGGTGCCTGGGAGAACGTTATAGGTACGACCAGCAGGCCCGTCCACGCGCCCGAGGATTGAGTCTGCGATCAAACGGAGATGCTCAGCCTGCTGTCGGTCCGCACGGTCAAAATCCGTCACCAGTAAGAGGTAGGGGACCCGGCGACCTGTCGCCGTAACATAGCCATCTCGTAGTGCCCGAAGCACCTCCCCCTCTTCCCAGAAGGTTCCCTTTTCATTGAAGGCCCGGGAAAAAAACCACCCCTCGATGTCGGCTCCCGGTTTGACAGGGCGAATGATGGCGGGGGTTCGGGTTTTCCAACTCCAGGCATGGAAGAGGGCATCCTTGCCCGTACCGGGCATGCCCCAGATATACAGGGATCTTTGACACAGGAGTGCCAACAGCGCATGGGTGACATCCACTCCGAGTTGCCCAAACTCGGGGACCCGATAGTGAGAAGGCAGTGGAAGACACGCGCTCTCGGGGACGTCCCAGTTGACGGGGAAAGTCAACCCGGGGGCTAACGTGACGGTGAGCGTGGCCGGGTCCGGTAGTGGGGTGCGCCGAACGTTTTTGATGGACTCTTGGAAACGATCCCAGAGCCTCTCCGACATCGTCGGGGCTCCCGGGTACTTGACTTGGTATTCGGACGTCGCAAGGCGGTGCTTGTCTTGGAGATGTCCCCCGAGGAAATCTTTGACCTCCTCGGAACATTCCATGCAACGGATCAGATTCGGATCGGACATCCCGCGGAACCCTCCCAGTTTCCTCGTTCTCTACTCGATAGAAGTTTTTTGCGCCTCGGGAGAAGGCTTTTCCGTTTCGAGTAGAAGGTCGTGGAGGTATTCGCATGCAGATGATCCTAGGGGATAGCCGCAGCACAGAAACCATCCTGACGGGATCCAAATACCGGGACACCTACCAGTCCGCAGTTATCGGAATCCTGGGCAGTGCCGCCCCCCGTGTCGTCTCCAAAGGCTCCCTGTTTCTAAACCATGATCGGTGGACAGTCCGCAGGCTCATCGTGGAGATGTGTCAATGGGCGTCCCGAAATCCCAAATGTGTACCCCAGCGAACGGATGTTGCTCAGTGGGTACGTACCTGCAATGCCCACGTAGTAGCCCCAAGTGAACGCGAAATCCTCATCGCCAACACCCCGGAGAAACTCCATCTCCGTACTGCATTGGCTTTGACGGGCGGAGCCTATCACGAGGCCCTGCACACGCTCTACAGTGCCCGAAGGGATCTACTCCTAAAAGAGGTTTGGTCGATCGTTTTTCCCCGCTGGCCGCTGGTGCCGGACTGGTCCCTGCTAACAGAGGCACTTCTGAACTGGTCAAACCTGATTGAGGACATCAGGATTGAACGGCGGGGGCGTGAACAGTTCGAGGGCATATTCGTGATGCTGTGCGATCTGCAAGATTTCATCCTCACGATGGAGGAGCAGGCCGACCTTCAGGCTCCTAAAATCGAGACCCTTTCCATTATCGAACGATCCTTCCGCGATTTCGGTCTGGGGTACAACACGGACAAAGGCCGTGATGCGATCCAAAAGTACCTCCGCCACAACGCGGATGCCGTGGAACTGGTGCTGGATGGCCCCCTGTCCCCCTATCTCAAAGAGTCCATCGGACTCGGGGTCAAAGAGGACGTGTCCTGTCTACGCCTAGCCATGGACGTGCTCATCAAACTGATACAGCTTGCGGGGAAAAATCAACAGGACCAGCAAAACAAATCCTCCGGGGCGGGAGACGGGAAAACCGTTTGTCCCTCGTGCGGTGCCCCGGGCAACAAGATCGTAGTCCGGCCCAAAGCCAGTGGCTGGAGCGGACCCATTCCAGGCAAAGGCATTGCAACCTGCACCGTCTGTGGCTATCAGGAGGAGATCGACATCTCCCAGAAGCCCAAATCGGAGTCCAAAAAATCAGACCCGTCAGAGTCACCCGTCTTTGAGGGCTTCGACAACCCACCCAAAGACAAGAAGGGCAACCCCGACCCTGCTGGGAAATCGGACCAAAAAACCGACGCTTCCGAGGGGGAGAAACCGAAAGATCAGGATGGATCCGGGTCCTCAGGAAACCCGGACCAAAAAGAGGGCACGACCAAGCCCGACCAGGAGGGGAAAGGATCCGGATCCGCAGAGGGTCAGAAGGACTCCTCCTGCTCTGACCCGAACGGGGCGAAGGGGGACAAAAAGGACCCCCTTGAAAGGGGCTCGAACTCCGCAGAGGGCACGGGTGAGCAGGGGTCCAAACCCAACGAGTCAGAGGGCAAAGGGGCCTCGTCAGGGGACGGAAAAGACGCCGCAAACCCGGAGAACGGGAAACAGGGCAGCGCGGGAACCACAGATCCCCCGGAGGAGTCCCCCCAAAACGGCAAGGGTGGGCGGAAACCTTTCGACAGCACGGGGCAGCCGGACAACGGCCAGGGATCTTCCCTCAAAGAGGGGGACAAAAAAGGGGCGGGGTCCAATTCCGGTCAGGGATCTTCCAAGAGATCCGACGGCGATGCCCAAGGGTCGGAAAAGGACTCGGAGGGTGCTAGCACCGGAGGGGGTGCGGGAGGGCACTACTACGATGACCAGCCGCACGAGGGCAATGACTGGGCTCAGGTCGCGGGCGAAGCCATCAAACAGGGAGACCATGACTCGGGGATCCTTGATGCGGCCACGGCGCTCCAGCAGAGCTTCAATGAGCACCTAGAACAGAACCCTCCTCAATGGGGAGAGGTCCTCTGGAATCCATACGACCAGACGCACGATGTCATCCGGGTCGTTCAGCCTTCCGCCCGGGGTCAAGCGTGGGACACTGCGGCCGCGGATGCAATCATCTCCTCCGTGCGGAGTGACATTGCTTTTCTTCGTTCCAGATTGCGCACGGTGGTGCGGAGCCTGGAGCAAACGGGAGTCGCGCATGGTGTCCCGCGGGGCAGGAACCTCTCGAACAGGTTCCTGGTTGACACTTTGACGTCGATCAGGGCACACGAAACGCCGTCCCGACCTTATTGGGTTGCGGGAGATCAAATCGACATGTCCATGGCGGCGGCGATTGTCATCGACGAGTCCGGTTCGATGGTCGCCCACAAGGAAACGTCCACCAGAATCCTGACGGCGATCACTGACCCGCTGGATAATCTCGGTGCCGCCGTTTTGGCCCTCGGATTCCGGGATGGAAAGGTGTCCGCTCGTCAGGCCCCCGCAGTCGACCACGGGCACTACCACCGCAACAAATCGGTGATGTACGAGATCTTCAAGGGATGGAACGAACGGTTCCACGCTGTTCGGTGGCGCTTTGCCAACACCCGACAGCGGGGAGGCACCCCGATGTCCGACGGGATCCAGTTCGCGCTTCTGGCTTTGAGCGCACGAAATGAAACCCACAGGTTCCTATTCGTGGTGACCGACGGCCGCCCCGACCACGGACATGAAGGTGTGGTGCGACGGCAGATTCGACTTGGAAAAGAGGCCGGAATCCACATCATAGGGGTTGGCATTGGTGCAGGCACCCGGTACATCACAACCCTCTTCCATGACTCGGTCTGGTCACCGACGGCGGAGGGTTTCCCCCGGTTGCTCGTCGCCAAGCTTAACGAGTTGGTGGATATCCGTGCCCGGCACAAGGGGAAACGGATCGCCAAGTAAGGAGCTAGACCTATGCGAGCCGCCCGTCGAATGCCTGAAAACTGGAACGGGTTTTGTCAGCAGTGCGGGAACAGGACACTCGTCCATACGATGAGTCGTTTCAACACCGACCTGATTTGCAGTACCTGCGACCACGCAGAACGCCAGCACCCGGACTACGAAAAAGCCGTCCAAGCTGAGTTGGAGGCGATCCGGCAGGGGGACTTCAACTTCCCCGGGATCGGATTGCCGCCGGAAACCCCACCAGCGTCAAATCCCGAACCGGAGGGTCCATTTTCATTTTTGCGTCGAAAATGATCCCCCTCGGGATCATCCGCTGCGGGATCTGAGTAGGGTGGGTGTAGAGGGGACGGAAACGAAAGCGAAAGGATCCTGGAAAATGGCGGACACGAAGATGGCGATCACGCTGACCCCCGAGATGGCACTGGCCCTGGAAGCCGGGATGAAGGACGCGGTCAAGGCGGCCCTGGGCAAGGAGAGCCTCCGCGCGAAGGTGGCGAGCGATCAGAAGATGCACGGCATCGAGATCGACGTCACGCTGAAGATCGACGAACTGTCGATCGGCCACGACACCGACAAGGCCCCGACGTGCAGCATCCCGCTGCTGCCGACACTGGCCCTGCTCGTCAAGCGCATGGGCTTCCAGCGTGACGCCGCCCTCGCCCTCCTGCGCGAGGTCATGACCGAGGCGATCACGATGGACGAGGACGCGGCCAAGAAGCTGGCGGCCCAGGAAGGCGTCGCGGAGACGATGAAGACCCTCCAGCAGGAGGTCATCGCCACCCTTCCTCGCACGCCGGTCGAGAAGAGCGTGAAGGCGAAGGGGTCGACCCTGACCGTCACCGGGGTCCGTCAGACCGCGTGATAAGGAGTACCCCCCATGAGAGCCACCCAGACCCGCAGCGTCGACAAGCGCACCCTGATCACCGTCACCTTCGAGCGGGCATCTCCGGACGCGGATGGGATCACGGTCGAGGCTGTGTTCGAGGCGGAGTATCCGGTCGGTCTCCGCGTCCAGTCCGCCGTCGTCTTATCCCCGCTGTCATGTACGCGCGTCGACACGCGCGAGCCCGTCACGCTGACTGTTGAAGAGAGACGGCAGGTGCTGGCAGAAGCAGCCGAGAAAGCCGCGGAGTAGTACATGCCCATCAAGCAGGTCATCGTGATCAGGACTCGCTACCCGGACGGGAAAGGGGGCACGTTCAAGCCCCGTACCGGGAAGCTGTGCGCCCAGGGGGCGCACGCCTCGATGAAGGTGTTCTTCGACCGCATCCAGGAGCAGCCCAAGCTGGCGGGGTTTCCCGAGTTCCCAGATCTCCAGGTGCTTCCGACCCAGATCACCATCCTCCTCGATCAGCCCATGTCCCGTTGGGTCTTCGGCACCTTCACCAAGATCGTCGTAGGAGCACCCTCGGAGGCGGTCTTGGTAGAGTGCTACGAGAAGGCGCTGGCGGCCGGGCTGCCCTGCGCCATCATCGAGGACGTCGGAACGACCGAGTTCCACGGGATCCCGACCAAAACGGCCATCGCCATCGGCCCGGACGACGCTGAGAAAATCGACGCCATCACGGGAGACTTGCCGCTCCTCTAGCCCAGAAATCTCCGGATTGGGTAGCATGAGACAAAGCTGCTCCTCCGGAGGTGCTCATGAACGTCACATGCTTCGGCTCCCGTGGATCACTCCCCTCTCCATCCCGTAAGGATTTCTCCACCGTTGAATTCGGGGGGAACACCAACTCGTATTACTTGGAGGTGGGTCCCTTCAAGATCCTTCTCGGATGCGGCACAGGCGTCTCAGTACTCAGTGACAGCATGATGAAAACGTGGGTTTCCCAGAATAGAACCCCGCAGTGTTATCTTGTCTGGCTCAGTCATTATCACTGGGATCACATCCAGGGTCTTCCATTCTGTGTTCCCTTTTTCATTGGGGGCAACTCTTTCGACATCCACGGATTTCGTCCCTCTGGGTTCGAGGATGATTCCCAGCCACGAACTGCGGTGGAGATGATGCTGGCACACCAGCAGAGCAACCCCCATTTCCCCGTGGCTCATGGGAACCTCCCATCCACCCGTCGATACTTCAGCTACAATCGACAGTTCAGTGAAACCATCTGGTACCTCCGTACCCCCACCGGGTACCAGCGTTGCCTCATGCCACCCCTGAAACCAGACGAAGCGCTCAAAATGACAACCATCCCGGTCAACCATCCAGATGGTTGCCTGGGTGTCCGTTTTGACTACCAGGGGAAATCTCTGGTGTACTGCACGGACACGGAACCGCTAAGATACCTCAACACCAACGTGCAGAGGTTGGCCGCTGGGGTCGACATTTTGATCATGGATGGGGCCTACACCGAGGAACAGTTACGAGGGGCATGCCAGACGTTTGGACATGGGACTCCCCGTTCCTGTGTAGAGGAAGCAATGGGGGTGAAAGCAAAACTCCTGATCATCCATCATCATGATCCCAAACACGATGATGACAAACTCCGAGAGATGGAGGCGGACGCTCAAAGGTATGCCTTGGATTTGGGATACACGGGAACGGTACAGATGGCCCGAGAAGGGACGACCTGGAGTGTCTGAAAAGGTCTTGGTTGTGTAGCGGAGGCGGAGGGATTCGAACCCCCGGGGCTGTTACACCCTCCAGTTTTCAAGACTGGTGCAATCGACCGGCTCTGCCACGCCTCCGTATCATTACAGTCCCTATACCCCAATTCTTCATGAAAGGGGAGGGGACTTTCTATGCTAGACAATACACTACTCGAAAATCTGTTCGAGTCTCTGAAACGGGATCAGGCTTTCACGAAAGCTGTAACCGCCTATGTAGAGGGACGAGCCCAATCGGTTGCTGAGGTTCTCTACACTGAGCGGAAAGGTTTTCGAGGCGTCCGCAACATGCCGGATGAGTTTGACTACCCGAGAGCCCCGCAGTGGGACACGATCAGGAACGAGTTTGGGGACTACACCGACGGCAACGAGTTGGAGTTTCTCCAGGAAATCAAGGGACTGGGGAAACCCCCCAAGGATCTTCTGAAAGCCGTCGAGGACGTCTACGATGAAAACCAAGACACACCCGCGTGGCGCAAACTTTTCAGCACTGGTTTCCTGAGGCTCCTGACGGAGGTTCTGGGCGGCGAAAGAGGAGCCGCAAAGCTGTTCGACGAAACCCTCCGTGCGGAACTCGCGGAGTATTCCGATCAGGATTCTCTAGATCGGGATCCGTACGCCTACTATGGTGTACGACGTCGGGACTTCATGGCCAAAATTCGTCGCAAAGCGTACATGGACATGAGGAAAGCAGCCACCAACTACATTGCCCTCGTAAACGATCTTCTTGCCGCGATCAGTGTGCTAGAAATCCAGCGGGAAGCAGTCGAGGCTCTCATCCAGGTGGCGGAACAACGCCGTCTCGACCGTTCCGACAAACTCCAGATCTTGCAGATGGATTACCAACAGAACCGCGTTACGGGAGAAGTGCTTAGTTCGCGCGAAGGCACCTATCACTCCCGAGTCACCTTCGTCCCCCGCGGGCACCACTGCACTTGTACGGACTGGGCTCAGAGCGGGAAACGAGTTGGACCCTGCAAGCACGTCCTGGCATTGGCCAAGTTCTACAAGGCCAATGAACTGGACACCCGCACCAACCGTTTGGAGGAGGTCCTTCCTTCGTTGGTCGTCAGAACCAAGATTTTTGAGTGAGCGGAAAAGGAGGGAATCGAACCCTCAGTCCATGTTTCAGGACACTCGCTTTCGAGGCGAGCCCGGCTCAGGCCAATCTCCGGCGCTTTTCCAAAATGGCGACCCTAGCGGGATTTGAACCCGGCGTTCCCGGATTGAGAATCCGGTGTCCTAGGCCAGACTAGACGATAGGGTCGTTCGGTACCAAAACATATCCGAAACGAGTAGATCCCTCCGGAGGCTTGGAGGAGGTATCTGTGTCGTTTCCTGATGAGATCCGCAAAGCACTTCGTGTCCGAGGATGGTCTCAGCGGATTGCCGCTGAGAAGCTAGGGGTTGCCGAGAGTACTATCCAGCGATGGTGTTGCAGAGGACCAAATGGTCGGTTTCCGACTCGGCCATTGGCCAAAAAGATCTTTGAGACCCTCGGCCTTCGGGTGCCGATCCATGTGAGTGTCCAGAAATCATCCAGAATGCTTAATGGCAACCCCATTCGACATGGGCGTCTCCGAAAACACTGGAGTCAGGCTCGACTGGCACGGGAAATCGGAGCAGAACGTTCCGCTGTGTGTCAGTGGGAACACGGCAAATGGCTTCCGTCAGCCCAGTTTGCTGTGCAGCTCAATCGAATCCTGGACATTAAACTGCCTGTGAAACGAGAGGTCCCACCTAAAGGGGGGAAAGGCACCAGCATTATCTGGGAACGTCGGATTGCACTGGGCCTGAAACAGCGTCAGATAGCTGACTTCATGAAGGTATCCGTCTCAGCCATTTGTCGGTGGGAAAAAGCGGGCGCTGTCCCCAAAAGGCAGCGTGCAGCACTTTGCACCATACTGCGGGTAGAACCCGGCGCCATCCCTCTAAGTGACGCACTTCGCCCTTCGGAGGTGCCTCCACCGGCTCCTTTTGATCATACCCTCTGCCATGCTCGGTATCGGAAAACTCTCTCAAGGGACAAACTGGCAAAAACGGTCGGAATGAGTGCCCGTCGGATTCACAAGTTCGAACAGTTTGTAGCTTGGCCAACTCGGAAGGAGGCAGAAAAAATCGCCGCCGTGTTGGAGGTTTCGGTTTCCTCCATCCTCAGTGGGGATCCAGAGGAATGACACATAGGACAAACCGAAACTGATTCAGGGAGAGGAAAAAGGGGGATGTGCCTCGTGACCGGCCTTGGGCACTTTGGGCGCATACAGGGTGCCAGTGTCCCTCGTCAGAACCGAACTTGACCGGATTTGTTCTTCCAACGCCGAACACCTATGAGCCTGAATCGCTGGATCCGTCCCCTGGCAGATCCCTTGCCCGTGTTACGGGGCATCGAGCTGCTACCCGGAATTGAACCGGGGACCTGCGCACTACCATCGCGCTGCTCTACCATCTGAGCTATAGCAGCGGACTGGGAAGGCGTCTTGCTCCGTTCCCGGCCTGGGGCGCCCCCCCGATACTCCTCCTACACGTGGCAGGCGAGCTAGGATAAGAGTACCATGCTGAAGGTTTTTCAGCAACAGGATTCAACCAAACCTTACCACACCACCAAGAGACCCCCATCCGAACACCCGGTGCAACTGAGGCCCTCATCCTTGAGCCACTTCCAGAGATCGCTGGCATCTGCCTTGTGCGCCACCTGGAGTCGCTGGATGAGTTCCGCGGGGATCTTGACGCTTCGAGAGGGCACGCCACGAGCCAGCACCTGCAGATACTCCACAATGGCCTCCCGCACGGGGAGGGGGACTTCCCGTCCCTCGCTAAGGGCCGCCAGTTCGTCACGCAGTCGCATGGTAATCACACCTCATCCTACGAGAGAAACACCGTCTCCGGCGTCACCTGTGCGTCGTCCTTCACCTTGACCACGCTCTCCGGGTCCGGCACCACCCGGATCACGAGGACCCTGGTGCCACCCACCCACATCTTGGCATCCGTCGAGGTAAGGTAGGTACCGTCCCAAGTCCAGTTGCCCGAATCCTCGAACGTCCCCACGTTCGGCGCCAGGGTGCGGAGCAGAGCCTTGCGACCCACGTTCGACAGTCGCCCCCGCAGCGCGGGACGGGCAGCCAACAGCGCCTCGTACATCTCCGGCATCTGCGTGGCCAGATGCGCCACGAACTTCGGAACCTCCTCCTTCTGGTAGGAGGGGATCTTCTCGCCCCAGATGTTCCGGGGCACGAAATCCAGGATGGAGAGCACCACGTCCAGCGTGAACTGCTCTTTCCGGATGAAAGAGCATCCCGACCGGAACGGGGCGTCATGGCGGAGGAACGGAACCGCCGTGTTCATCGTCATGTGGCTGTAGGGCAGGTGAACGTAGTCCCCCACCACCGCCAGCATCGAAGCTGGGCTGTTGGCGCCCTTCACTCCCGCCAGCGCCTCCCGCTGCTTACGAACCCAGTCGCCGTAGCCTCGGGCCTTGCGGGTGAACCCCTCCTCCCGGCGCTGGTAGCCGTGCGGGCATCCGCCCGAGAAAGCGACCTGACAGATACAGGCGCCCTGGGCGTACCAGTAGCACCGCTCGGACGCCTCGCAGTAGACAGAGAAAGCCTTCGCCTTCTCGTTCGCCGGAATCTTGAAGATGGACTCGTGCGGGGCGTAGACGTACCCGAAAATCAACTTGTGCGCCATTGGGAGTGTCCTTTCTAACCGTTCCTAGAAGGACTACTCTGAGGAGGGGAGAAATGATCCCGATAAAGGAAGCTGGCGGGGGGAATCGAACCCCCGACCTACTGATTACAAGTCAGTTGCTCTGCCGACTGAGCTACGCCAGCATTTTTGTAGGGGAGACGGGACTCGAACCCGTACGTCAACAGACCCGGGATTTTAAGTCCCGTGCGGCTACCGATTACGCCACTCCCCCTCAGCACCGATGTTTGAGAAACACCAGCTTCCCACCCCGGATCAAAAGCTCTGCCCCACAGTCGGGACAATCCTCTGATGGCCAAGCGTACTTGGCGTTGAGATCATGCAGGCATAAGGGCAACACACCATGCACGATCTGCATCAAAGCACGCCTGAAACCGTAGATGGCGGTGCCATAGGCTCCCCGCAGGTTGTCTCTCAAATGCTCTCGGTATGTCATGGGAGTCCTCCGTCTTTGGATGATACCCATGTTCTGTGGAAGCTGGCGGGGGGAGTTGAACCCCCGACCTTCGGGTTACGAATCCGATGCTCTAACCAACTGAGCTACGCCAGCATCTCGAACAGTCTTTCGTCACCCTTGCAAAAGTCACGCAGACGACCGAGCCATGCCTGAGACTTCACTTTGAACATCAAGGGGCGACCCGTTTTGCGGTCGAAAGCACCTTTACACACCACGCCCTCGAACGTCATCCCCTCTAGCGTGCTGTCATGAACAGCAGCCAGGACCT